GTTATCTTTTGTAGAAGACTTACAGCATCTGAGACATGACAAAATGATCTTATTTGCTCTCCTGTACCATATATAGCTAAAGGTTTATTCTTTTTTGCCTTTTCAATAAATCTTGGTAGGACCATACCATACTTAGATAACTGACCAGATCCTACTACATTAAATAGACGTGCTATAGAATATGGAAAAGAAGAGGATGTTATCATAAACTCTGTTAATAACTTAGAGGTTGCATACCCACCTCTTGTATTAAGTGATGAGGGTATAGATGCTGGATCGTCTTCAGAAAATGCATACTCAGCAGAACCATATATTTCAGAGGATGATGTGAATATTACATGCCTCTGAGCCTTTTCAAATAGGGGGATAAGTTTTCTACAGATATCAACATTATTCAAAAGAGTTTGATAGGGATTAGAGTCTATATTAGATACACCAACAGATCCTGCAAGAAAATAAATCTTATCTGCATTTCCAATATATGGGTAAAGTATGGAATCATCCATCTTTGTTATATCATTATAGACTATATCAATGTTCTTAAGTACTTTAAGACCACCAGAATTTGATGTAGAATAGTTATCTATTACAGTTACAGAGTCACCTGATTCTTCATATGATCTAGCTAGATGTGTTCCTATAAATCCTGTCCCGCCTAGTATTAATATATTCATGTTTAATGTTATATAATGTATCTATTGTTAAATTGTTATATTCAAAAAGTCCTAAAGGACCTTTTATGTACTGAATAGTTTGTAATAACCATTCATGTATGTCTATATATTCTATAGATAAGTTCATATCAGAGGGAGGTACTAAATCTTCTCTAAACTTTCTCATTAATCCCTTTTTCTTCAGTTGACCATATACTCTTGGTATTCTAAGAATACAATGATTATTATATGTACTTTGTATATAGTGTTCCATTGCAAGCTTATATACAGAGTATTCATTTGTAATCTCTTGAGATGCCATTGAAGAAGAGAATATAAACTTAGCATTGTTCTTTCTAGCTATATTTAATAGTTCTATAGTCATATCTATCATACTATGTGCAGTTTTAGATTTATCAAGGAAATCAAAATCATCTGATGGTGATGCAAAATGTATTACAATATCAATATCCTTGTATTCCTTATCAACCTCATAATATACAATATCATACTTTAAACAGGGTATCAGATAACTCATTAAGAATCCGTTATATCCAGTAACTAGACATCTCATCCCCATACCTCACCGTCATACCCTAATCTAATAAATCTAGATCCATTTACTTGAAGTCCTTCTTTAAGAACTCTTAGAAATTCCTTTCTTGTTGCAGGTGTATATAAATCTAGATCTAATGCCTTACAAAGATCTTGGTCATCTTCTACTAAGTGGCCACGACCACATATAGAATAACAACCATTACGGCCTGCATTAACAAATACTATAGATCCATAGTTCTCAGACCAACCCTTTATATTGAGTTTTATTTGTTCATATGCTTTATACAATACAAATCCAGCAACACCGTATATAACTACTTTCTTACCTTGTGATGCAAGACCAGCTGCTATATTAACCATATTAGGTTCTTGTATACCTACATTGATTGAAGGACAATCAAAACCCCACATATCACAATGAAGTAGTATAGTGTTATCGGTACGTCTTATAAATTTATTTAAAGTTGCTCTCATACCATTCTGTGTAATTTATACCTTTTGATATCTTTATCATCTCTTTTATATCCAACTGTTCTTTTGGTCGTTCGGTCATACCAAATCCAGAAAGAATATAATCCCATGCTTCCTTTGGAAATATATCTATTTCATTATATAGATTAATATCAATATCTTTATACATATTCCAGTATTCATTATCTCTATTAGAGAACTTATAATGAGCTCCTATAAAATCAGTAATACCATCAAAGGTGGAGTTAATAGATTCATTATATTGTTTTTCAGATATCTCTGAGTTAATATATTTACTTAATGTTTCAAGAGCGTATGTTGTTAGATATAACCCAGTTGATTCTAATGGTTCTATAAACCCTGATGAAAGTCCTATAGGGACTATATTATTATGAAGATGTATTTTATTACGTCCGGTTACCATATCTATTTCATCAATATCATCCTTCTCTACAATAATACCCATTTTATCTTTAATGTAAGAAATAAACTCAGATTGGACATCATATTTACTATTATGTACATATCCCATAGCTAATTGATCACCTAAGGGTATATTCCATACCCAACCAAAATCCATTGCTTTAAATATGGAATACGGGAGCATTTGTTCTTTGAGATTAGTATATTCCGCTCTGTAAGATAAGGCTCTATTATTTGGTATTATATGTGATATAGATTTGTGATTATCTTTAAGATAACTAAATTTACGAGTAAATCCTGTACAATCCACTAATAAGTCATATCCCTCTACTCTATCTACTTTATCTCTAGAGATACTTACATTAGATGGTATTAACTTCTCTATAAATGTTAATGCTTCTGTTGTTCTTAAATGTACTGATATATCTTGGTAATCTAATATATTAGAAGGTATCTTATTAGATTTAATTATATTTAATATACTATTTTCTTCAGAGGCCCCAATACCAAAAGGAAATACACATTCTTTCAGACTAAAATCTTCAAGTTTTATTCCAAGCTTTAATGTTCCGTTACAATGTTTAAGAATATCTTCATGTGAAATACCTAAATTATAAAGGAACTTAGATACAGGAGGTACTAATGCCTCCCCTACACCTATAGGATTATTATCTTCTGGATATATCCATGTAATAGATTTCTCTGGGTATGTTTTACCTAAAAATAAAGCACTTAGATAACCTGAAGTTCCACCACCAACGATTGTAATTCTTTCAATGTTTCTATTTTCTTGTAATGCCATTTCTTCTCATCCTGTATCATAGTATCAACCCCATCACCCTTTACTGTATTCATTATAAAGGCACACGGCTTACTTGATATCTTAAAATTATCTAGACTATCATAATGTACATCCCATCCATATAAAGATAGCATCTGTATTACTGGATCTACTGTAATAATATCATCCGTTCTCCCTGTCACTTGAGATCCGTTATAATCAACTGTAAGTAATATATTATTCTGACATTTAGCTCCAATAAACTGTATAGCTTCTAGGGTATTACCCATTTGAAGTGCTCCATCTGTTATATTAACCCATATCAGTCTATCAGTAGTAAGTGCGATACCTGATGCTACACCAAGAGCATTGCCTATAGTTTCTTCTGAATAATCCACAAAATCTATTTCATCATGTTTAAGACCAGGACTTAGAGATTCTATATTATCTAAATAACCAAGCTTCTCCCATACCAGATAATATGCTTGAGATCCAAACGGTTTACCTATTATTATATAGTCTTCTGGAGTTACTAATCTATTAGAGAATAGTGTGTCAACATAATCAAGCATAGATAAGGCAGATGGGATATGAGATAATCCCTGTTCATATGAGTAGGTAAGTAATTCCTTTTTCATTCTCAGTACTCTAACTCAAAAAGCATTTATCATAAGGACAAATATATGGTTCCTCAATATAATCATGGAAACAACAATTAAATAATTTTAGATTAGAATCATACATCTCAAAACTCTTTTTCATAAGACATTCTTTACCCCTTGGTGACCATTCTTTATTTACAAATTCTTCCCAAATAATTCTTCGTTCAGTATCCTTTCCTGTAATAGGATGCACCATAAACTCTTCTTCAAATTTAATATCATTATACTTTGAATCAATAACTAATTTATTATACTCCCGAAGATGATCACCAAATCCAGTGACCAAAAAATCAGATACAGGTACTAGAAATATAGCTATATCATTAAAGTACTTAAAGTGCTTCAATTCTTTTACTAATTGTCTATATAATTCTACATTATAAAACCCATCATACATCACATCTATTATTTTAATATTAGCAGAAAGATTTATCATACTCCTAATATTTTTTATGTACTGAGATAGTGATTGCTGAGAGAAATGGACAGAGATATTAATCCCCTGTATCGTGACTCCAGAATCAAGTATATCAGTAATTTTCTTTACACTCTTATTAGAAAGATTTGTTTGGAAGACATAATCAATATGTAGTTCATTCATCATTACTATAATTTCTTTTATTGATGGATGAAGAAATGGTTCCCCACCGAATACGAAAAAAGTAAAGTCATATATAATTTGTTTCCTTGCTATCCCAATTAGAAATTTTCTTATCTCATTCAAATCTCTGGATGGCTTATTAGAGTTATATAAAGCACAATAGTCACAAGTATAATTACAATTTTCTGTGACCAACCATTCAACAGATCTGATAGGAATCCTACTGTTAGATTTCTTCATATGCTTCTTTTAATAATTTAAGATTGTTTATAATTTCAGTACGAAGTTCTAAACTACCAAGTTCACGGCCCATAACTTTAAATCTACGATACCCAGATTTTAGAGCCCTTGTATACATACTCTTTGTAAAATCCATCCCAAGTTCTTCTCCATATTCTTCTCTATCTTTATCTGACCCGACATCAGGATCAAAATGTTTTATCCAACACTCCTCTACCTTAAATGCCTCACCATGTTCCATGTCTACCCAAGGGTTATCATACATCCTATTCTTATCTGCTATGGTAGACATATGCTCTCTCAATATATTACATCCATATATGCAAGTGTCATTTGTTATAGGTTCATATTTTTTAGAATCAATGGCCGAAAGAAATTCTGAATTAAAGGTCATTTCAAATCTAGGAACAATAACATCATACTTAGATTCTAAATTGAGATAATGTTGTAATAATTTATTTGTTATAGTTATATCATTCGGATGCCCAGTAATAGAGAAAGTTAATTTATATTTTGGGTATGACTCACGCAAAAATTCCCTGAAGTCATCGTTTATTAGTATTATAGAATTCAATGGATTGTGATCAAGCATCTCTAATAAGTCAATACCCACCGGATCAGTGACATCAATAATATCATTTGTGAATGTAAATGCCACCCCTATCCCTGCGTCATTATACCACCTTACCATTTCCGGCGTTATTGTTATATCACGATTTACACGACCAGCATTCCATTTACAAAGATTGGGTGCATCATAAACAGTAAAATCAAATATCCCTTGATACCTCTGAATAGATTTTTTTAATAATTTAAATAAATTATAATGAGATACCGCACCAGCTAATTTAACCTGTATTTTCATTTCTTCTCCTTATATATTTTGAGAAGACCATCACAATTGTTATCATCCATTCCAGAGGGAGCTATCGTACAAACTCCCTCGCGTGGCCAATTAATTATAGGATCTTTATTTAATATATCAATATCATACATTATAAACTTATCTGAGTCTACTAACTTCGCGACATTCTGGCGCGCTAAAACTATAGGTACAATATCATTATTAAATATATTTAATAAGGTATGCATATTATTCTTATATTCATCCTCTGAATACTCTATAATATCATAGTATTTAAATACAAAAAAATTATCAGTTTCCTCTAATAACTCTGGAAGGTGTTCTTGTATAGAGTATTCGTAGGAGCCTATAAAATTAATTAATTCTTTTGCCTTAATCGAATTATACTTTAGAACATCTTCCTTTGTCCTAAATCTCTCAAAAACAAATGGATATCTCTTTTTCAATTTATCAAAATAGTAAAATTGATATATAAGAGTTGATTCTATATTACGCCGTAGCTCATTCTTTAATACATATTTTTTAGAGTTAATGACACAATTATATGTAAACTTGTTTTCATGACTTACTAAAGGAATAATTGATTTTACGTCAACCAACACACCTGTGTCTTTATATAGAAGTTTTGATACTTTATTATTAAAGTAGAGTGTTTTCTTTAGACTAAACATCGTGGGAGATAGAGAATGACCCTTAGACATTATACGTTCCCATCGCCTATATAGTTTAAGCTGGTTAATTATCATACATATTCCTTCTTCTGGTCTAAACCAGAACCACCCATACACGATATATGTTTACAGTATACTTTATAGAGTTCTATATCAGATGTTGTAATATTTTTTCTATCTAAAGTATAATTACAATCCGCTGTAATGTCACCGTAGTAATCTATATTAAAACAAGAAAGATTACAGTATTTCATTGAGTCCTTTATCCAGTTTATGTCATGTATATTCTTTCTTGACATCTCTGTGTTACCTACTTGATAATTTTTAATATTATCTAGAGAAGTTAAGTCTGATATCTCAGTGAATACAGAATTATTTACCATTTTAAAATCATTACCAAGGTCGTTAATATCTATAGTACAAGTATGTATATGATTAGAATTACAGAACTCTATAATATCTCTAATCTCTTGAATTCTTAATTTATCATCATATAAATGAATTGTTAATGTAACTAGATCTGTAATTCTTAGAAACTTTAGTAGGTTCTCCTTTAAAAGTTTGATATTATTTGAGTAGTTATGATACGACACCTGAAATTGAATATTATTATTATATTCAATATCATTAAAATTAGGGAGTGTAGGGAATACTCCGTTAGTTGTAATTGTTATAATTTTAAGATTGTTATATTCTAGTCGAATATCTTCTAGTTTATGTACATATTCAGTAAGTCCCTCGAACGATAAAGGCTCACCTCCTAAAATATCAAATTCTACAGTTTTATCTTTATTCTCTGAGAGAAATCGTTTTAATTTTAATAAAACCATGGTAGCTATAAACTTGTTACCCGTTAATTTGTTATCAAGCTTATGTAGTACATAACAATACTCACATCTTAAATTACATCTATAAGTTATATCATACCCAATATAGACATCAGCTTTTGCTCGGCCGGACTTTACAAGTTTTTTCGATTCACTTTGCATATCTTTAGTAATCCATCACAGTTGCATGTTGAGTGGGGACATTTAACTGGTGTCACCTTTCCTATGTCACGAAAAAAGTTAAAGTTAGTAATTAGATCATCTGACTCATCAAAACAGAATCTATTTACACTTCCTTTATAATCAATTTCATAGTTATTATTGTAACAATCCCATCCAGTAAATGAAGTCTTCTTATTATTAAATATGGTGTAGTCATTATATATAGTCTTTTCACCATTATCCTCAAACACTAGATAATTGGGATAATCCTCAAATCTCTTAAACTCTTCATAAAACTCAGGTGAATATTTATAAAGATCATGTACATTCCCCTCGTTATATAAGAAATGTGGATGTATCTCTAGACCCTCTATCTTTTCTAATTGGTCTACCAGAGCATGTATCTTAGGCCAAGTTTTTGGGTCAGGATTTAACATTACATTTATCTTAGATCTAAACCCTTTGTCTGTTACCACCTTTATATTATCTATAATCCTTTGAAACCCAGTACCATATTTATCTTCATATTCGAAATGAGCTGACCATAAAAAATACATATTATCATAGTACTTTAATTTCTCAAACCAACGAGTAGGATTTAAACCATTAGTAGTAATATATAGTCTACCATCTTTGTGTTTAGATATAGCTTCATGGCAAAGAGCTACTAACTCATTATAACGAGGATGTATTGTAGGTTCACCTCCTAGGAGGCCAAGAAAGACAGGAAGAGTTGAGTGGGCTATATTCCTAATTACTAACTTTTGACGTACCCATGAATCAATATTACCCCACTCTGAACCATAGTCTTTTATGGCATAACAATACGAACACTCTAATTGACATTGAGTAGATACATCCCAATGTACATAGAGTCTTTGCATTTTATGCTTTACATCATATTGTTTCTGGATATTCATCAAAACTTATATTGTCGTTACCATCAGTAGTTTGTGTATAAATTGGTCTTCGATCATTCATTATCGAACCCGAAAGAGATTTATATAGTTGATAATCATTGTGTATATTATTACCTTTTGGAAAGGAGGTTAATGATTTCTTTTTAAATACCAGTTGCCCTAATTGAAAATGTTCTTCAAATGAAGGGTTATGTATAAAGTATTCATAGTATAACTTAATACTCTTCTCAGGGATATATCTAAATACTGTATTCTCTTTAACCTGAGATAGTATCTTCCAAAAGTCAGAAGATACATAATCATCGTCTTCTAAAAAATATATAAATTCACCTGAGGCCTTATTAAATAGATACTTATAAGTATCACTTAGATCCGAATGAGTTTTATAATAATATGTCGCACCAGCAATCTCCTTTATATCTTTTGAATCATTATTAACTAATATTTCTACATTCTCTGGTTTATTTAATAATACTGATGAAATACACCGCTTAAATAAGAGAGGTCTATTATGTGTTAGTATTAATATAGATACTCTCATAATTCTATATCTAACGACTTTAACAGATTCGTACAAAACTTATCACACATTATTGTACAAAAGTCAAATTTAGCTGCTTCAATATCTTCATATGTCCCATCCCATTCACCACCCTGAAGTACAACATCTTCATTATAATAACAACAAGGAGAAGTCTGACCTCTGTGGTTAATAAAGTGCATCTTACCCTTAGTTTCACAGCTTATATTTGGTTTTCTATTCCGTATAATTTTTGTAACTAAGTTATATCTCTTAGAATCCTGAGGAGTTTGTTTAACAATAGAACCATCATGATTACCTTCAAAAGAGGAATTAGTAGTTCTTAATCCAGAGAACTGCTGAAGGAACTCAGTAATGTCTTCATGCTGGTTATGCTCAAATCTAATATATTGCATTATATCATTATCTTTCTCTGATTTAAAAGCTTTATGATTATTCATTAATTTTTCTAGATTACCACCAACTCTATATTGCTCATATATATCTTGGGTAATACCATCAACGGCAAATCGAACTTCATCTTCGACTTGTAGTATATCTTTTAATTCAGACCAAAAATTTAATTTATTAGTACAACCATTAGTCGATATAATAATTGATAATCCTCTACTCTTAAAGTACCTCATGAGGTTTAAAAATTCTGGATATAATGTGTGTTCAGATCTAGTTCCAATGAGGAATATAGCCTTTAGATATTTGTACTGATCAAAAATAGAGATCCATTCATCTAAAGGGATATAACCATCTTTAGACTTTAATACATTCCTATTACATAAAGGGCATGATAGGTTACAGGCATCAATTAAATCAATTTCTAGTTCCTGAATACAATCTTTATTCATTATTATCTCTCCTACAATTATATGAACAATATGCCGAGGTACATGGTTTACAAAATTCTGGTATATCCTTCTGAGGTTGTATAGTGATAGGTTTCCATTTCCTAAACTCTAGACCATCATAACAAGCCTTATTAAGACAATACTTATTTTTTATCTCTATATCCTCTGTTATATCTTGTATACCTATGTTGTTATAAAAGTCGTCATTACACCTATACATCTTTAGGTTATGGTCTATAACAAGATTCTTAGTGCCGCACTCACACTTCATAAATCTCACTTGTTTATGTATATCATTAGCTTTCACCATAGAATAGTTAACAACCTTATCATCTACCTGAAAATTAAATCCCTCTTCAAGATGATTAAGTAGAAAAGGATATTTCTGTGTAAAATATCTAAATTCAAATGATTTAATATCACCTTGATCCAAAGGATATAATTGAGCTTCTCTTGAATTAATAACTCCTAAACCAATTTCTGTGAATTTTATCTTGACTTTATTATCAAATTCCTGTATCATTAACTTCAACTCTTCTATAAATTGTTCTTCATGAAGGTATTCAGTAGAAGGAAATATATTACCTAGTACATTATACTCTCTTAATATTTTAAGCTTATCTATTAGATTTTCAATCTTCTGTTTATTAAGATGTACAGAAGTTGATATATCTAATGTATGCCCATCATATAATTCTAATGTATTAAGAAAAGTTTTTAACCTCTCAGTCTCCATAGAACCATTAGTTTGTGTCTGTATAAATAATTTTTTATGTCTGTGTCTTCTAGTAATCTCATAATGTAGATACTCATAATATTTAGATAGAGTAGGCTCACCACCATAGAAGTATATAAAAATAGATTGATAAGGTTTTAATACATTATCAAGCTTATCTAATACTTTATTACAATCCACTTTTGACCATTCATACGAATTATTATCATATTCAGTACAGAACCAACAAGCTTGATTACATCTAAATGAGGGTTTTAATGTAACTTTAAAGTCGAATGTAGGATACTCATCTGTTGGTATTAATTCAAATAGATTCATAATATCCTTTACGATAATGTATAGGATTATATATCAATTCACCTTTTATTGCTAAGGGTAGAGTAGAGTTATTTTCAGTCTCAATACCATCACATATAAAAAAATACTTACATCCCATACATGATTTAGGTTTCATATATGTTTGATTTCTATTTTCTTTAGCTACTTTAAGTAGATGTTTTAGAGGATCTTTTTTATATACCTGAGGATCAACAGAATAGTCATATACCCCGATATTCCAATCATAGACATCCCATATATGTTGATATGTAGAGCATACATATTTCTCATACCCTCCCATGTAACAGTATGGAGTATATCTAACATTAATTATTTTAACTGCTGATTTAAGTATGTCAATAGACTTTTTTATTTCAGTACATACTACATTATAATCTAATGGTATCTGTGTCTTAGCGTCATCCCAATGATTTAGGGGTAAGTAGTTAACCTCAAATACATCAGCATCGAGACTTTGAATTAGTGTAGAGAATTCTGATAAAGCAGTAAAGTTTTCCATAGTAACAGTAGTATTGATACGAACTTTAATACCTACTTCTCTACAGAGATTAATAGCTTTAATAATACGATTAAATGCTCCTGATCGTCTTACTATTTTATCATGTATACTTCCATTAGCGCCGTGAACAGAAAATAATATTTCTGTTAGGCCAGCATCATAGGCCTTGCGCATAAAGTCAATCTTGGAGAATTTGTGTCCATTAGATAGTGTAGATATGTTAGAGAAACCTTTATCTTTGGTATATTGTATTAGCTCAAAAAAGTCTTTATGTATAGAAGATTCCCCTCCAGAGAAGTCTATTTCTTCCATACCTGTATCCCAGAGATAATCAATACGTTTCTTTATAACATCAGTATCAGTACGAATATGGAGTTGTTCTCCGTAATAGCAGAACTCACAGTCATAATTACAATGAGTACCTGTGTCTAACTTAGCTCTTGAACATAGTTTGTCTTTATTTTCAGGCTGAATCTTATGATGTGATACAATGTTATAGTTTATTGGGCTCATTATATATAATATTCTTAATAATATTAATTATGTCATCATTTTCCTCTAAGTATAAAGACTCAAAGTCCTCTTCAATATCCTGCATTCTATACTTTAACCCTAAGTCCGTCTGAAGATACTCATCGTTTATTTTAGAATCGTATACAACTTGTTTATTATAATACCTACACTCAGCTATAAACCTAGGAGAACAATCATGCTTCCTTTCTATAGGTGTATAATAATACATAATAAACCGATTAAATAGATCCTTTGTAGGTACTTCATAATATTTAATCCACTCAGAGTCTTTACCTTTATTTTCTGAGTTAGTAAGCACCATTATATGATATCCTTTATACTTATTAGATATTTTTTTAATTTGAGCTTCTGGAATATTACGACAATTCTTAGTAGAATATAGCATAATAGTTCTTAACCAGCCAGGGAATAATGCAGGTCGTTTAAGTCGTTTTAATCTAGAAAATAGTATCTTCTTTTTGTAATTAATACCATTAAGAGTTACTGGGTCATAAACTCTATCATCTTGAAGTATCCACACATTTTCTTTTGTATTATCTTTTATTTCTTTATCACCACAAGCCATATGAAAGATATTATCAAATAGTAATGTACTATCTTTTGTTGATAATACACCACCATCAGTAAAGATAATATTAGATCCTGATACTAGTCTAGGTCTCTTTTTAAAAAGAGTATTTCGCTTTATATCTTTAAGTTCATCAGTATTAAAATCGTATTTCTCTTGAATAGCCTGAACAAACATATTCATATCTATATCTTCAGCTAATAATATACCAACTTTAAAATGGTTTTTTAATATATGGTAGTAATCAATGACTTCAAAAGTATGACCACATATGCCGTGGTTGTCATTACTCCATGAATAAGTCAACCATAATTCATATTCTTTAGGTAATTGTAGTATTTTACTCATCCTAGCATTCCTTGTATCATCATATCGTCACGGGATAATGTATAATTAGAAAGACCATTAGTCTTAATATCATTATATCTAAGAGTAACAGAGTCTATTATATTCTCTAGTTCTTCAATGATTTTAATTTTCTTAGAGTAATAAAAGGCTTCTGGAATTATTCTATTATTAGTATCACGTGAGCTATGTACATATACTACTGAAGATATTAATTCAAATAAATCTCCACGACCCACATAATGTTCTTTCATTATAATATTATCTTTATTCCGATATTTCGAGAATCCTAAGAATGGATACACCCCTGATACAAAGGTTTTATCTTCAGACTTTATAATATCTTTAAATATAGAAAAGTTTAATTTAAGATAATTAAATACATCATAATTCTGATAATCATATGATCCATAGTATGTTACACTCCTTTCATTCTTATATCTAAACATAGGATGAGATACATCGGAGAATACATGAACATCTCCTGTCAGGAATTCCTTTACATTATAGAACGATTTAATATCAACTAATAGAGTTTTCTGGAGATCAAGGCTATATAAATTAGTTACATTAATTGATTTAATATTCACCGGAGAAATAGAGTATTTTGCTCTGAAGATATTGTTAACTAGATTTAAATCTTCTTTTGTGATTCCTACTATGTATAGCTCAGTTTTGAGGTATACTGCATACTCAAATGCATAGAATAAAGATCCATTTATCTTATTATGTATTTGCCATTTATATACTACACCAATTCGCCTGCTCATTATTAATCATTTAACTTCATATAATTTTCTATAAATTTGTTAGCTTTCTCAATAATCTCATCTTTATCTGTAAGAGTCATTATTTCTTTAATAATATTAGAAAATTTAGAATTTAATTGAGCTACTCTAGCAATCTCATCTTTATAATTTAAATATTCTTCCAGCTTGTTAATAAGCTCTTCATCACCAGTTTCTAATATACTTAGGTATACTTCTTCTCTATTACCATCATATATAAAGTATCCTTTAGAATTTAGTTCATTATTAAGCATAATCCATGAATAGAGTGCTATACCTGAAATGGAAGCTAGTTCGGGTGTTATTAGGACCCTGATTCTTTTAATCTCTGACGATTTAACATTTCTGATATCTTCTGGATCTATATCCTCTATAATAACTTCTCCCGGTAAAACTTCCATAGACTTTAATGGTTTATAGACATTAATTCTATTATTACCAGAGTTTAATGCTTCCTTAATAATTTCTGCTGCTTTTGAAGAAAGATTAAGATAGTGCTCTTCTTTGTTTTTTATATTAGAGGCTACGTTAGTTGTAACCCCATTTATCTCAAAATGTGTTCCTTTATCTGTCACTAGTGCCATATTATATATCATCATTTATTTCATCTCCTATTGAGTATAATTACAATCACAGTTATTGTTACAATTACAAACAGCATTACAGGCACAATCAGAATCGCAAATACAATTACTACGACATCGGTTAAATTTTTCCTCAATGGAATTGTCTGCCCATCTCGTTTTTCCATCAAACTCAGCTGCACCAGTTGGATTGTAGAATTCGTTTTGAATAAGCGTACCTTCTACCTTACCACCAAATTCTGAACTATACGATTTTTCAATCATGCCCGCCCCTTTAACAGCACCTTTTCTAATAGCAGTAGAGGTAACATCAGTGATTTTAACTTTCTCAGCGCTTGTTTTTGTTGATGTAGGAGCAGTACCTGAGCTGTTAGTCCATCCCGTACCTATTCGGTTAGCTTGACCGCTATTTCCATAATTAGTGTTTGTATGTTTTGCTCCGTTTTCTCCAAGTATAGCCTCTAATATAGAATGGATAGCGACAAGATCTTGATCGTCTATTACACTATCTGTTGTTTTTCTGGAACCTACATTTCTATAACCTTTTAGATCCGAATATGTCTTTGTACCACTGTAGTTTTTAAACGCTAACCATTCTTCTAGTTCTGTCTGAACAGCATCGTATATAGTATTATAATCACCTATGCTGATTATTGTGTCAGTCCCAAATAGGTTCCAGTCTACATTATTGTGGGAATTATTAGCTCTATGACCGCTACAAGTAGAACTGACTGATTTGTATTCGTTTCCACCGGTCGAAGCTGTATGCCACTTATCTTCTGGTATAAAGGTTGATGTCCCGTATGTATTTGTCATAGTCTATGCCTCTTCTCTTTCTCTGTTTATTTTGGTTACAACCGCTCGGTCTATTTCACCAAATGTTTTAAAATACCCACACATATTATTTATATATCTATCAGTCCACCTATCCATAAAATCTGATTTTTTTGAATTATCTAAGGAAGATACAGGGCAAATCATACAAGTTGTTGCAACACAATCTACACATGTTTCAGGTACAGTTTTAATAGCCTTTTTATATTTTTTAGTTTCAGAACCTAAATTCTTAACCCACTCAGCATCTGTTATAGATCCTGAACCCATTGATTCTTTATTAGGAGAATATAATGAACCATGACACGCATAAGACTTACCCGTTACATCTATAGCAACCATATTAGCACCCGAGGAACAATGTACTTTCTGCTCATTACCGTCAAACCAAGAGCATAAAAAATGATTATGCTCTTTATAAAATTCTAATTCCTTTTTTGCTACTCTAATCATAGCTGATCTAAATGTAGCTATTGAAGCTTCTTGGGTCTCCTCAGGTAATTCATTTACATAATCTATTGTAGGGGCATAAGATATATTAGCTCTAGACCCTAATTTGTCATATAAAGTTTTGTATGAATCCCATGTTTCTTCAATATCGTCCATAGACTCTAGAGGTATTGTAGCTTTCATTGAGACGTTTATACCCCTTTCTATTAGATACTCTAAATTATTAAGTACTCGTGCAGTTGTATCTTTATCTACTCCCTGAACTCTATACTTTTTATTAATGACATCACCATCCCAAGATACCTGAATTGCAAGTTTATCTGTAGATACTGAATCAAGTACATAATCAAGTTTCTTTCTATCTAGTCCATTAGTATATATATGATAGGTTACAGAATCATTTAGCTCGAATGTATTCATCATATCAACAATTAATGGTCCATTTAATGTAGGTTCTCCACCCCAAAATGATATATTAAGGACTCCATAATCTCTTAAAAACCAATTGGATTTTAATATTTCCTCTATTTTAGACTTTAATACAGAAACCTGTACATTGTTTAAAGTACGCTTATCTGTTTTTAGACCTTCAAAGCAATATGTACAATTCATATTACAGAGAGCAGTAGTTGTAATTTCAAACGTAAATTGTTGTCTTTTATTATTGAGCATTTAATATCTCATCTAGTATAGAATTAATTGTTTCTTCTGTAATTTTTTCTTTTTGAGGTTCGACTACATCAATAAAACATTTTGCCAGAAGAGCAATTTTATAGGATTCTTCTTGAAATTCAGGTATATCCGAAAGATATTTAGACGCATCTATCAGGTGTGTAACAGTCTTCAATAATCTTGTATTAATCTGATTAATATCAGTAATATCATGAATCATTCAATTCTCTCCTTATTATATCTTTAGGTATCAGGGGTAGTATTTCTTTTGTTTTATCATAACAATACTTATATATATCACAAAGTTCAGGGATTGGCCCATTTGACTTAATTTGTTCATACATACAACCTTTATGACAATAATTCTTTACACGACAAGTTGAGCATTCAGGCATAGAGTAAAACTCATTTATCTTCTCAACTGCTTCTTTATCCCCAGCAAATCTGTCACATGTAACGGACTCTCCAGTCTCTGTTAATGCATGAAGATCTCTTCCTACACCACATCCTTCAACTGTAAATCCTTTATAATGATATCTTAATATATCGCGAAGCCAGAATAATATAAAATTAGGCATATCTTCAGAGAGATTATTTTTGTACCACTCATAAATTTCGTTAATACCGATCTGAAGAAGTTTAACTGATTCTGGTGTCCATGTCCCTCTATCCCTAACTAATGTTAGTTCAGGATTCATCCCAAAATTTTGAGTTATATATAAATGATTTTCTAGTAAATTATAGTCAGATCCGGATATCATAGAATGACATTTTAATCCAGAAAACAATTTTCGTTTAGCGTACAGTACATTTAAAGAAGATAGATTGGAATCTCTAATAGGTCTCCTATCGTTTTGCCATAAGCCATCGAATGAGAGAGATACAGAGACTTTTTCTTTTTTTAGGTAATCTAGTATTCCAGGTGTTAGAGATATCCCATTAGTAGGCATAGCTAAGGTATAATTATCATCAACTTTCTTCATCTTTGATATAATTGACTTAACCATCTTCATTTGGAGAAGAGGTTCACCTCCAAAAAAGTCTATTCGTATACGATCATTAGGGTACTCAAGTCTAAGTTCTTTAAATCTATTTATTACAGAATCTTGAGATATAGTGGTTTTAGACCATTTATCCATTCCACAATATGAGCAGTTTAGATTACACCCTTCTGATAATAGAACATTTAATGTCTTAATAACGAATTAACCTCTAATATACCTTTTACTAAATCCATAGAGTATGCAGAGGCAAAAGACTCAGCATCTTTAGGAAGACACGGACCACCAAATCCATACTTACCATCTGGACCAGGAACATCAAAAAGACCTGTACCCATTCTCGGTACTCGCTCTAATACAGATACTATTTCTTTGTAATCTATACCCTCTATCCCACATACTTTATATATCTCGTTTAAATATGTTATTTTTAGGGCATTAAAGGTATTCATAGTATACTTTAATATACAAGCTGTTTTTATATCTGTTAGATGTACATTCTTTGTGGAAACCTCAGAATATTTCTTAAATATAGCTAAAGTATGGTGTGATGTAACAATAGAATTTGATCCTATTATTAATACATGAGGGTTAATGAAATCATGGTGAGCTGTTGCTCTAGATAAGAATTCCGGTACACATACTACATTATTAGAGTACCCTTTAATTAGGTCTGGAAGAACAGTAGATTTTATTATTATAAGACCAGAGTACTCGAGTTCTTCTAGATGCTTGAGTGCATTTAATAGTATTGTTGCTTCTATTTTACCGTTTACTGTAGGTGTTGGAAGGCATACAAATATACATTCTGTATCCATCATATCTTCAATAGATACGTCATTATATAAAGGGTCCGATATTATTTTATCTGTTTTTGTGAACCCTTTATCAACTGCTTTCCCAACAAAACCATAACCAAGAATACCGATCATTAGGTGATAACTACCTCTATTAACTCGGTACCTTCAGAAGTTTTAGATACTACAGCCTTTCCTATAATAGAACCAAATGAAGGGTTATTATTAGAAACTCCTGTACCTCTTCCAGATGATATAATAATGTCACCTTTATCAACTGGTCCTTCTACTTTAACAGGTACTCTTCCTCTTAGTGCTACAGTAGCTATAAATTCACCTGTACAATATGAATTCATTAAGTATGCAGGATTTTCAGAAACGACTCCTACGATTCTAGAATCCATTATCCTATCTGATTCTGTAACCTCAAATTCACCACCTAAGGATAATACTGTACCAACTTCATATTGTTTATCAGCAACATAGTTTTCCGCTAAATCTGCATATCGGGCTTTAGTTGCTGTACCATTCATAATATTAGCATAGAAGTCACCCGAATCATTACGAGAAACAATTTTACCTGCTTTGAAGTCAGTTGATGTACCAGGTTCGGCATCTGTGCTAAAAATTCCACTGGCCCATTGGGTTGTACTTTTAGTCATATGACCGGTAGCGCTTGCCGAGTATGTATTATTAGGTGCCGATTTAAGGTATCCCTCGTCCTTCCAAGGTGTCAAATCCTCACTAGTTGTAATTGTTAATTCTGCCACGCCGTTTGAATTAACACTTATTGATGGTGTGAAAGACCCTATGTGGTTAGTAGATGTCTGTCCTGCTATATTTAAAGATAATTTAGGAGTATCTGATAAATCATCTTTAATAATTTCAGGTTCAGAAATTTGCACATTTACTATTGATGTTATATAATTGTCTGCATACTGAGGTGTTTTATTTTTGGTATAGATTCCACTGCTATCGTTTGCCTTAGATATATCAAATTGATTAAATTCGTCATTGTAGTTGCCATCTCTGTGCCATTTCTCATTATATGCTACTTTGTCAGTATTGCTATTGTCAAAATTTCCAGAGGCAATAGTACCAGCGTTAGTAGACTCCAGACCAAGTTTCCACAATTGTGACTGATTGTTAGGTGAATTTGTTTCATTACTGACAGAAAGAGGGTTTTTCTCTGTAAATACTATAACAGGAACAACATCAGCATTACCGTCATAGTATGTTGCGAAGGTTACATCCCAATAGCTGTTAAAGGTAGCGAGTTCAGGGGTAGACTCTGCTTTAAGATATTGAGATAACCATTTAGAAGCACCAAACCGTGCTGTTTTTTTCCATTCAGGATTATCGTTGTATTGATCCTGTGATATTACTCCGGCCGGATATATACCCTTTGTATTTAAACCAGTTGATACGTTATCCGGAACCGAAATGGAAATAGTTTTTAAATTCTCTCCGTCATGGTAATGAAATGTCAGAGTATCACCAGATACAAACCCATCTAAAAGTTCCATTTTCATAGCACGATAGTATTTATTTGAAGCCATCCCACTATGAGCATCAGTGACCGATATTCCGTCATGATATTTGTTTGTAACGCTTGAATCCCAATGAGCTGGATTTAAAGAGTCATATACAAGTTCTTTAACTACTTTTTTGATATACGTTGAGTCTTTATTGATATGAGTATCAATTACTACATCGGATAAACTCATCATCTTGGTGTTTCCTAACATATCTCCTGTAATTAAAATATCAGGTGAATGAACCTCAAAGTTTAAAGTTGCTTGATGTGGAGACCTTAGACCACTATTAGTATCTGCTTTAAGACTGTCATACCGAACGTTTAAACCAGATTCCATATTAAGAGTGCTTGGGGTACCGGTTGCAGAGATTTTATCAGTAACCATAGCCCCTACAACATCCTCTATTTCTCTCTGCAGAAGTTGAGCATCAGGCTGTATTCTTCCATCCTCCGTAAAGGTATACCAATCATTCATTGGTTTTTCAGAGTGGACTACTAAACCTTCACGGAAAATAGGTTTAGTAAATATATTTTGGACAGGTGCATTTTCACTCGCTTCCTTTTCTCTAATACCTGATGATAAGTATAAATCGTCAATTGACCTTATGTTATCAGAAGGTCCAATATATATCTTATTAGTTGCTCTTATATCCCCCTTAACATCCAGGTTCATTGGTTGGTCTGTAGCTGTCTGCTGAAGTAAGTTTAGTCCAGAGGAGGTTTCCCAGACCCAACTCGGGTTACTGGAGTGGTCAATAAATGTGTTGTCGTTATTAGTCCAGAAATTAGTATCTGTACGATCAGTTTCAGTATAACCTATAGCTACCTGTGTTTCACTACCGTTATTAATAACTATTCGTTCTGGATATAATGTCCTAATATCGGCCGATTTAGAGGTTCCAGTTACCGTGCTTGGAAAATCAATATTATTGTGGCTAGTCCCATCAACAGGAGTTACCCCTGCAGTTCTTAGTATTAGAAGATCAGATGAGTATTGAGGTTTATAACCACCATCCGCCGATATTCGTGTAATACTACCTGCAATAATACCTAATGGCTTATCATCAGAATCAGTGGAGCCAGCCCATAAAGGACCTTCTACATGAGAAGAGTCATAATCTTCATAAATATTATTAGTCAGTGACTGCTCTTGTTTAGAACCAGTTGGTATAGACTGATCCCAACCAGCTGTATCAGCGTAGTCTGTTTTAAACCCAGAACGTGATAGTTTCCCTCTATCCAAAGAATCTCCTGTAATCGGAGATACAAGATCTTCTAGTCCCTTAAGAATATTAATAATACCGTGCATTCCGGAAAAGTTATTCTCAAATTGATCACTCTTAGTAATTCTCTGAGCCCATTGCCATGCCGCCGAACTATCTCCTGCGTCACGCTTAGTTAGATATATCTCTTCTGTGAGCATATCTACTCTTAACCTAAGCTTAGTTAGAGCTACTACAATGTCGTCATCAGCTGCTGCAACAAAACCGTTGAAGACGTTGGTATCAGGATGATAAGATTTAGTGTATAACTGATAGGGTTCGGTTACTTGTGTAGTCCATTGCGCATATAGGCCATTTTTGTCAGCATCAACAGGTAAGAAATTATATTCCAAGTCGTTAGGATCCGTAAAGGCCTGACTAAGCAACATACCTGTAGGTAATTTTATAGTACCAGGATCTCCGGTTCCTATACTAGAATAGTCTATATTATTAGTAGCAACTCCATCTAATGTTACTGTACGGTATGGGTTAACATATCTATTATATACTTGAGATTTAAGTCCTAAGTAATTACCTATATAAGAATCAATATTTCTTAGGGAATGATATATAGTATCTTGTGGGCCGGTATAGTCAGGATGGTTATTTTTTAATGAAGCTAGTGTGTTATTACTAGTAATACCGAGACTAGTATTAACTATATTTAAGGATTTATTCAATGACATGGAGGAATATACAGTACTGTCAACTTGAAACCATGTTATTGATGAATCGACAGGAACCCCATTTTCAACGAGGTTACCCTGACCTTGTTGTGTTAGATTATAACTACGATCAAAGTTTCCGTCATTATCCCGGGATACAGGATTGTCTACATTATATTCAGTAATAGATTTAAAATATAGGGTATCCCCGATGTCATTTATAATCGTTGGGTCTACATAGACAATATCATCTATTTTATAACCATCAGTGATTGTGGTATTGCCATTACCATCAATCGTATATTGTTTATAATATTTAGACCAAGGTATTGATTGTAATTCGTCATCAATAGTTTTAAGTAATGTTAAATTACCTTGTGTACCTTGAATTTTTGCATTAACTTCATTAATAGCTAATGCTATAGTTTGTGCATTAGTTGTTAATTTTGTAAAAGGAATAAAGTTTGGATTTTCCTGTTCGCCGGCTAAATCGGACCTAATCTGATGAAGTTCGTTATATATGGAGGCCGGAGGTAATTTAGTTAATGCCAGAGTTATGTAGTCTGATCCATATTCTGATTCGTTAATAGGCTGACCTGAAATTTTTACATTACTAATATATTTAAAGGTAACACCCTCATTAACATGACTCGCTGTCACTGCCACCTTAACCTTAAGATCATTTATCCCATCTACACCACCTATAGACGATCCACGAATAGTTAAAATGTCATTATCAGCGTAGCCATAAGGGTAATCAGTACCAACATCACCATAGTAATACCTATCATCATCATTAACAGCACCTGGCTGATGTGTTTTAATAGTAACTCTAATATTTTCTTCTGTGAGCATACCTCCAAAGTCAATTTCTTGTTTGATAATCGATTGGGTAGTTTCTGTCTGCATAGCGACCCAATCTTCGGTAGAGGTTGACTCTAGAGCATGCATACCCTGTATTTTTATATTAACCAAAGCTTTCCTGTAAGGGACTTTAGTATCGGGATGTTTTCTATTCTCGTCATTCCCGTTTAAGAGTTCTGTATCAGTCCATAAAGGAATCCAATCATAATTTATAGTAGAATATCTAGCAATATGGTGCTTATCACCAATAAAGGAGCCTATTTCATTTGTTTTTAAACGCCATTCATTAAATGTGTCTGATTCTGTGACATTAATTCTTGTCGATTTATCTAGGATATGTACCATTTCTTATCTTAGCTCCAATAACTGTTTTAAAATATGTTTAATTTCAGAAACATCTGACTGTAATGTTTTAATATCATCATCCCTCTGTTTCATCTTACTTTTAGCTGATCTAATATTACTATCAGTAGTAGAAGTGTTGTTAGTATTTATAATGGCCATTGTGTTTGAATCTCTATATAACCCTGAATGACCTTTAACAGGTATTAAATTTCCCATAACCTCTAACCTCTATACATTTAGTGCAATTGCTCTTAAGTCTCTAACTTGAGGTATAACAGAACTATTAGCGGATTTAAATACTATTTTTATAGCAAATGTTGTGAACATATTATTAGCGGAAATAACATTATCTATATAATACTCAGTCTCTGTAAAAACATTAGGATTATCATTAAATGGTATGTCTGTACCACCTACAGGTTCTCCAAGAATCCAATTTGACTCATCAATCATATCATCTTCTGTATGTGTTCTGTAATATACCTCAATATCTGTCCCAAAAGGTCTGTTAACATCTAAAAATATATTTAATAAATTAGAAGAGTTCTTTAACTTAATATTCCTTGTAACATATTTGTTTAATGCTGTACCTTTAGAAGGATGAAGTTCAGCTATAAACCGAGTAGATAAATTATTCACATCGTCTGTGTTATCAATATAATTAAAATCAAGTGTTATAAAATCTTTTAGGTGCTCTGCTAACGCAGTATGATCCGACGTACTATTACCTCCAATTGGAGTAAGAGTAATATTATTTGAAGAGTAAGCATTTCCTGAAGCTTCTAACCATACATCAGAGTTTGAATCTAATACACCACTTACATTATCAACTAACTGAAGAAAGGATAAATCGTTCTGAAAAATAGACTTAATTGTTACATTATTGTAAACGGAATTTTCGGAACCCCAACTAAACAATCTAGCTGTGTCTTGCAGACCAGCTTTCTCTGGGTCACTGTACCATCCGAGATAGTTTGTCTCCATAGTTGTTCGTGAGTCCTGAGCTATATTACTAATATTGTCTCGAATATTCCTAATTCGATCATCACTGTACCCACTATCGCTATAGCTAACAAATGTAATATGTCTATTACCATCTATAGCTTCAAAGAACGAAGAACCATTATTTGTAAAAACGGCGTCCTGCCCTCCATCATATAAGAGTTCTAATTCTACATTATTCAGAGCTGCCACATTAGATTTAACTATTGGTGCAACATCTGATATAAACTGAATATCTACTAAATCATACGAACCAATGGTATTTAACCACGTTCCAGCATCCCAGGTCACATTAGTAATAGTACTACTATTCAATATCATTCCCTGTGCAACTGCATCTTCGAAACTAAGTATCTTTTGTAGTGCTATAGAATCCATGTACGAGTTCAGAGTGAGTGCTGAGCTGGTACTAATATTACCAGCATATCCGTATCCTGTTTTTAAAATATGCACAGCACTTATAGATGCTCCAATTGAGCTTTCTCCAACTTCAAAATCGGGATTAGTTACACCGGAATTCCTGATTGTTTTACTTGTATTATCATCCAGACTGAGTGTTAGACCCCATATACCAAGACCAAATGTCCCTGAACTATTACTAGCTGACTGATTCCATACATAGAAGCTACTATCCACTCCATTCGCCGGAGTGTTCCTTGTAATTTTAGATATTTTACCATTAGTCCCGTCTGCGCTAAACTGTAAAGATGGTAAAGACTTTTCAGTTGCAGAATCAGTAGTAAATTTTAGTCCTGTGTTGGCAGCATTCTTAACATCATAAATTGAATGCCAATTAACGCTTAAATGTCGATCATCAAATTCCCCTATATTGTAATTTTGTCCTACCCAATAACCCATAGAATCCTGACCTGAAACAATATTGCCGGATGAAGCGTTATCAGGTTTATATACTTCAAATATAGATACAGCACCCGTGTTGGACGCAGTAAATGATATTTTAGGAGCTGCGGTACCACTACTTATCATGTTACCCCAATTTGGTTTTATTTGAATTTGTGCACCACCAGAATCTACAGCCGTAGCAGTTGTATACCCAAACCCTGTTTTAGCGGGAGATAGTTGTATATTAGTAATAATACCTGTAAAGTACTCATATGGGTTACTACCAATCTCAGTAAATTTTAAGGTTGATACTCCAGAAAATTGATTAATTGTTTTAAGGATTGCACCACTGTCTACTGGTAAGTATAATAAAGTGGTAGTATTATCCTTAATATCAGAGTCAGTTGCATTATCGGATAGTCTATACTCTTCTAGTTTATATTTTTCATCTGTCCATGAGAGTCCGTTACCATCTTTGAATTTACCATGGTAATCTGATTGATCGGTGAGGGTGGTGTTAGTACTCGCAGTTGAAGATGAAATAATACTCCGTGCTCCAAATCCACAAGCTTGGCTACTGGAATCCGCAATACTAGCACCGGTGCTAGTGGGGGCAACTACATGAAGATTCTGATAATGGGTAAATGAAACTGATACTAATGAATTTATAAAATCAGCACCTGGTGTTGATGGTATTAAGAACTCTACAATAATGTTATCATCCACTCCCCAACCTGAATTCTCATACCAGTCTGGGTAATCATATGTTTTGAAACCACTGACTCCTGTAGAGTCATTAGGATACCAAATTCGATATTCAACCCCAATAGTGGCAGTTCCAGAGATTACATTAAATTCTGAACTGAGACCATCACTCGCGCGCATACCATCATTAAGATATATAAGTTTTGAGGTTATTGTTGATGACTCCGTTGAACTTTCAAATGTAAAGAATGAATTAAAATTAAACATTTCAGGATTATGTAATTGTCTATGTAGAATTGAACTATTATTAGCATCAAAGGCAGTTGTTACTGTATTGTTGGCTATTGATTGATTTGCCAACGCCATGTGTACCCATTTATGAATCTTATTATGGGGTATCTTTATTCTAATGCTAGTTTCCGATCCATCAGAGCTAGTAACCATCGAGAGGGGCCCATTAACATAAGATATGCTTGTACAAGATGTTAATGGGTCAATTTTTACTATATCATTAAACACAACTGATGTCGTTGATGCTTGATCTCCGAATGTCCATGCTCTGCCGCTGCCGGTCGTCGGTGGTCCGTATACACCAGATCCTAAAGTTGAGTAAGCAGATAACATAAGCTTATCCAAATTATCAACTTCAGAATATCTAGTTTGACTATAATCAACCGGATTAGTTGTCGAGTTAATATTCTGTAATATGTTATAATTATAAGGGAATTCACGTCTTAATAATTTTCTATCATTAGGTAACAAACCCGGTTGATTGTATAACCCTTCTATGTATTGATGAGTATTCCATTTAATATTAATGTTTGCCGCATCGTCTTTTAGTTTATTCCAATCAAACAAGTATTTAGATGACTCAATTTGCCGACCGGAATGTATATTCGAATAATTGTCCCCTTTACGAGGCCAATAACCGTCAACAGTTGTTATTGTATCCGGTGCCGTAGAATCCGCTTTATCCCAAAATTGCATTGTCCCTGTACAACTTAATATAGCATCAGGAATAACAAAATTTGAACTTACTGCCATCCATTCAATATTAGTCTGTTCAGAATTTTCTTCAATAGCTACATCACCAATAATACTACCCTCATCAGAACGATAGTGGTTTATTGTACCTGAGTCTACATTATCATCTAGTTTAGGGAAAATAATTTTTGCTGCCAGACTACCAAGTATACCGGTAATCTTATTGTTATAGTATTCAGAGTCTATATTATATCTATAATATTCATTATCTACTAGGCCCTCCCATCCGGCAATGTCGGCGTGATTTGCTCGCCAATCTTCAACGTGATTAATCAAACTAGAAGTCTTTAGTTCAAGAAAAAACGACCTTAACGCAAAGTTAGTTATATAAGGATGAAGATTTACTCTAAGACCGTTATCATATAGTCTACAGTCTTCTTTAGTATAATTTACAGCATTTATCATTACATCATTTGGTCTATTTATTGAGTGAACAATAGAGCCATCACGTGTTATATTACCCTCTATTCCTTCTAATGGGCTTAGTTTTATAGTTCCTGATTCATGAAGATCCGGAATACGATTATCTCCTTCATTGATAAGAAAGTCTGAACTGTTGTTATTTTTTAAATTTTTAGCTATACCATATGCATCTCCTGTAAATGCAGCTCTATTTGTTTGCGTGTTAAAAGCCGACGATGCTGATTCCCCATTTGTATGAAGCGAAAAGCAAGAGTTATAATCAGCAGGGAGTCCGGTAGTTTTGGCCGTGTATGGTGACTGTGGAGGTAAAAAGTCTATTCTATTCTCCGAAGTTAACTTATTAGAGTTATCAGGTGATTCTAAGAAAAACATACCTTCCTGATAATAGAGAGTAGGCATTTCTGTATCTTCAACTGCATCTGCGTATACTGTTACTTTATCATTAATTATAATATTGTAATCAGGTACACCCGGAGATGCAACTATCTTTCTTAATCTATGATGACTTGGAAGATGTGAATTTTTTAATTGTATTTTAATTATAGAAGGATTAGCAAAGATATCATTGGCTGCAATTGCATCGTTACTAAATCGTTCAGTATTCCAGTTACTTCCACCCGTATCCAATTGTCCATTATATTCGAGCTGTAATAGTTTCTCTGATGTTGGTGATAATCCACTAAAGGTTGGAGTTGCCAACGAACCTTCGGAAGAGAAACTGTAATTCAATCTTTGTACATTCACTTCCTTAGATTCATATGAAAGGTTAGAGGAAGTAGGTGCTTTTCTTACTTTAAGCTTATCATAGGCTAGAAATTTACCTTCTACTGGTACTACTGTATATGTAATTAAATTATAATTTAGGAAATTAAGTACTATATTATAGTCATAAACTGTTTGCCAGTGCGTATTCTCATTCAAGAGACCGTCAATTAAATTATTGTCTATTGAGGTATCACCATGAGAAGTTATACATTCATAAAACGAAAACGTTTTCTCATCAGTATCTTGGTAATATACAATGTCTCCTTCTGAAATTGATGCTGGACTATAGTCGTACTCATATGACTGTACAGTTCGTGTTACTCCATTCTGCCAATCAGTAATTGGAATTGTAGTCGTTGTTTCAGTTGTTGCATTTGTTGCAGAATAGGTCTTTTCAATATATTCAGCTCCATTTGTAAAATCTTCTTGAGTAACTACCCTAGTTGAAGAAGGGACGTATTTTGTAAATGTGTAGTGCTGCAGCTGCTGATTAAAACTATATTTAAGCAGTCCTTTTAACCAATTAGCTTCTGTATCGATATTATTAACTTTTTTTCCTAAACCTAAGGTAGACTTTGTAATAGGTACATTAATTGGTATACCAGTAGGACCGGTATAGACACTATTGGAATGTTGAGCATGAGTATTAAAAAATGGTGTAATGTCAGACGCCTGATATAAAGGAACTACATTATAAGCTGGTATCATACAATTATAATAATAACCGTTAGGAATCAAACTAGTAAAGCTATCATCAAAATCTCCATCAATCTGAGTATAATTAATTGTAGGATTGTAGGATTTGTCATAACCCCATCTCCATTTTACTGGTTGGAGCATGTTATTATCAGAAGGATTCGATTCATTACCAAGATCTTGTTCCATCTTTCCGAGTTCAAGATATGGATCAACCCATATACCCACTTCAGCTAAGTCAACGGTCACTGCTTCGGGTGGTTTTAGTGTAACAGTATGTGTATCCCCACCGTTTACATGTTTCCACTGATTAATGTCAAATGACCATTTGTTAGTGTCACTATCTAATGGTACCACATTATACCCCATAACATTAGACCACGCATTCGTTTGGATTTCATTAAGAAGTGCAGCTCCTTCTAGTGAAGCGTCTGATTTAACGGTAATTTTAACTTTACCTGCTTCATGCTCAGCATCTGCATTGTCCCATCCATTATCAGCTGATGGTGTACCCTGACATACATTAAGAACAATACGAACATCGGTACCGCCGGCCCATAGTGTCATTATATCGGGAGTTCCAGAATAATCAGTCAGTATAGACTCGTAAGGTCCATCTGGTGATAGATTCCAGTATATAAGATCAGTTGTACCGTGCGCAGCTGTGCTCCAAGTATCTTCTAGAAAAATGCCTATCTTACTACTGTTACTGTCCGTGGACATAGATATCGAGGTACCTGTACTTGAAAGCTGTAGAGTTGATGGATCATTAACGTTAGCTATGTGTATGTTAAGAATATCTCCAGCCACTCCGTTTGAAAGAGTAGGGTCAATATATCCACCGTCACCAGTTAAATTAGAGGAGTCAGAAAGGTCTACTGAGCCCGTTAATAAAATTGCCCAAGCTTGTATAGATCGCCATCTATCTACTACAAGATCATTAAGCCAGGTAGTTAAAGTATCTGATTGATTATTTGCGACTTCTTTAAAAGCATAAGTATTATAACTAGCATTAGGATAAGTACCGGATAATGCCGGAATGCTGTCCAGACCCAGATCATCTTTAAGTATATCCTTAAAAGCTGACATGGAAATACCATTAATATTAAATCCGACACTTTTAGACGCTCCTGAAGCTCCTGAATACAGGTAGTTCACTATTACCTTTAAATTGAAAGTCCAGTCGAAATTACCCTCTTCATCTGCTGTTGCATTTGGATTAACCAGTAAAGACACTTTTTCATTAGTCCCCATCAAATTCTCATTATAAGGAGTATACTCCCTTAGAAGTACCGTAGTGGACCCATGAGGTATGGGTAATATATTATATACATTTACTTGTTCTACATCCGCTACATATTCACCAGAAACAATACCCGAACCCGAGTCTTTAATTTTAAATTTAGCACCTACTCCTGTTGAACTTGGTGTATTTTTAAACAATGTGTTTGAGGCCGTAACATTAATCAGCACCCCCTGTCCTGGGACTTGATCCCAATACTGTGGCTCGGTTGGGTGGAGATTCTTGGTGTTTAGACTTGAGCCATTTCTCTTATAAGCTATCGATTTACCACTAGCAAATATTATAGTAGTTTCATCCTGTGCGTAAGCTTTATCTGAATCAAATAGGATACCTAACTTTTGAGCCTGTGAGTAAGAAATATCTTGTGTAATGGTTGCAGGCTGTGCTACACCAGTACCTATAGGAAATTTATTATCAGACGAGCCATTATCTAAGACTTTAATATTATCTGCAACTGTGTTATTATCTTCATCAGTCCAGGCAATTGTTGATGTGGCTGCATCTACCCTTACTCTTATTTTGGCTGCATATTCAACATCCATAGAGCCAGAGTTAAAATTAACGTAACCGTAAGGCCCTGGGCCACTAGCATCAGGAGTAGCCTCTCCAAATCTAGACTTATTATCAAGAATTGTAAAGTCATAAACACCTGGAACATATTCCGCAATAGGAGTAGAAGCACTGCTAAGTTTAATATCATTAAACACTACAGCTCCGGAATCTGACTTGTTAATCTTAAGCTTCATTACTCCTACATTTTCATTTGTAGCATCAGAACTAGAAGGGTTTTCTATTATCATTAAGTAATCTTTATCTGTCTCAAATAATGTTTTATTAGAAGCTGAGATAAAATGGTCTATAGATAAGATAGGGCCTTTTCCTTCAATAGATAGGTTAAGTATACCCCCTTTAGCTTCATTATTAGAGTCAATAGCGAATTTATATAATCCTGCATTAAACCTTCCTAGACCTGTTAACTCTGGTGTAGTAGGGTTAAAATTAACTGAGGTTAATTCACCATATCCGGTGAAGTTACCTATTCTATTCTGGATACATACTACAGAACATCGTTCTATATCAACAGAAGGTGAGACATAATCTGAATTAGATGTTAGTTGTCCCATAACCTCAAACGATTTATTTGGTAAGTTATCGTGTACATCAACATTATGTAATTGATTCTCTCTAGAGGTTATAACTTGCGGAAAAGGTTCATGTATGTTAGTATTCGGAACATAGGCCTTATAGTTAGTTGATTTTCTATATACCGTTGTATTGTTAGCTCCAATAGTCCCGAGGTTAGTAGTTTTAACCCCCCAAGTTATATTAGTAGTTGGTAGGTTTACTATAGCCGCATGATGATACCACGTGGAGAATGCATAATTTTCAGAAGCTTCAATTGTTTTTCCTCCACCAATCCCAAATTGAGTTCGACCATCACTATTATTTTCATCAATTCCAAGTCTAACAGAATATGCGTCTTGTGTTACATCAAATACAGGGAAAACTCCAGCACCAGTTGGTGAGACTAAGTTTGATCCATCATAGTAAGGGTGTTCAGAAATAGCATTAATTTTATTGGCATCAATACCATATAAATTAGCTGTCTCCGGAGATTCAGTAGGATGATTACGCTCTATACCAGAAAATGAAACATAAGATTGTCTAGAAGAACTTTCAACAAAACCATGATTTTTATGATATACTTTTAACTCATTAGTTTCAGTAGTTGTGAACGGATGATTTCTTAATCTTTTTAATGGTAATTCTTTATTAACTAAAACTAGGTTTCCTGGTCGTGAAATATCATATTTTGCACGATGTATAGCGAATTTAAGATCTGCGTTATGGTCAGGAGACCATGTCGAACCGTTCTGTGATTTAAATAATACACCCGCAAATACATTTTTAGAAATAGCAGCATCAGTAACTACATCTATTTCCTGTGTACGCGCCATCCAGACTTCATAATCGATAGTATCAGCAAAAATAACAAATGCGTATGATTTACCAGACCCTAGATAGACAGGTGATTCAAATTCAAATTTAGTAGCAGCCTGACCTAGGTTAGAATCTACATTAATATCAGACGGATATAATGTTACGGTTGAGTGTGGGACAATAATAGCAGATGGAAGACCTACTATAACTTCTCTAATCTGAAGAACTACTGGTATAGTTTCTGATATTTTAGCAAAATATAAGTCTATAGATGTAATAAAAGCCCCTTGTGGTTGCTTATCAATATCTATTAGGAATGATTGAGCTAAAGGATCCCACCATCTAGTAGAGTTTGTTCTAGAAGTATTATATATTGTTCTTTCATCAAATACCTGTGTCTGTGATAACATAGGAAGTTTAGTAGCTATTGTCAAATTTTCCTTTGTTTCTAGTAATCCTTTTGCGTGATATTGTGTTTGTGCAAAAGTAGTTTCTTCATCTCTATTTACAGAAATAGGTGAATCCGATAATCTGAAAGTACGAGTACCGGTTTTAAACCTTAAACCATCATCATTAGGAAACCAAAAAGACCCTGTTAATCTACCGGCAGCATCTGTTTTTAATTCTGTATTAGGATACATATTTGACATATTATCATATGTTGGTGCGTCATTTAATCCGTACAATTTCCATGCAATAGTTTCTAAAGAGTTCGCATCATATCTATATGGGTGTGTACCTTTTCCAGTAACTGAGTCCTGCTTATCTGGATAAAACATTGGCGACAGTCTCTCAGTATCAAATGGATGTGCGCCATAATTTTCAACCATTTGATTAAAAATCTCATCATCTGAAGATGAATAATCCACAAATACATTATCTCGAATAGCATATTCCGATATGTTAACATTATCAATAAAAGGATATATTATAGTATTGGGTTTAAGCCTCTCTGCAGAGAATGATACTCTTCTACCCCTTATAAACGGAGCAAACCCTATTTCTATTACTCGCTCACCTAGCTCTGTATAATTAACAAAAGGGTTATTAACAGTTAAAATACCATCTCTTGCTTGATCTTCAGTAGTGTTTGTTTCAGTAGTAGTTGTTTGCCAATTACGTCCTGATGCAGATACCCATGAAGTCGATTCGGAACCAAAGAAAGTTGTCTCCCATTCATTCCAGTCAGTACCAAGAGCATCTGTCGCATCTATAATAGACATCATGGCGTCATATATACCTGTCTGATTAACTATTAATTCAGGTACATGAGTTGTATCTTTCCAGTCATCTTGAGATGGTGAAAGTTTAACAGAACCTGTCCATGTAAATACATCGTAAGGGTTTATGTTAATAGTCGATGAGGCTTTCCCTTGTGAGAACAATTCTACAGGAGACCATGGAAGTGTAATAAGATCCCCTGTTTTCTGAACATGACTTGATACAGCAGGGTTGATTTCAGAAGTTGGTGGGACGTACTGTAACCCTATAGAATTCTCATGAAAGATAGGTCTTATTGTACGTCTTTTACGGTCAATCGCACATCTATATTCAGGTGATAGTGTATTACCTATTGAATGGTTTTTAAATGAATCAACAACAAATCCTGCTTTAGATCTTAAAAATCCCTCAGAATCTACTACTATTTTATTCGAAGCTTCCGATTCTAGGAGAGATAGGGAAGTATAATATTCTAAATTATCTACTCTTTTTTGTATTTTACCAATGTCCCGCATTGTATAGCGTTTGTTGTCAATCATTTCATATTGAATTTCGGACGGAGTAAAAGTATATGCCTGAAGATGTAAATTATATAGAACCATTGAATTAGATGGAGTCTCAGGTAATGTAGGTGTTAGGGAAGAAACACCTTTAATACATCTAAAATCACCTTTAGCATCAACTACTATAATATCCTTTCTTGGGAGATAATACTCAAGATCAGTTTGGAATTTAGAATTAGGGTGAGGACATGTACCTACGTTACTTTCAATATCTTTAGATTGTCTAAAATCTATAGAGGATCTTAATTCTATTAATTTACCCTGATTATCCGAATTAAATACAGGAATATCATCATACATTTCTGGAGGGTACGAATCTATAGAAAAGAAATCACCAGGGTAGTGATGAAAATATTTATAAGAACAGAATATATCATTTGAAGGTATATAATCTGAATCAGACCTTAAACGAAGTTTAGAATTGTCATAATAATTATCAGTCATCCCAGTATCTAGTATATAATGCTCTGTGATATCTTTAAATTGTTCCGGATTGTTTTGTATATAAATTGCGGTGCCGGTTTCGCCTAAATCACCGTCACCGATATATTCTTTAACAAAATTAATTTTAAATACGTCGTTTTTAGCTAGTGTAATAACATCATAATGGTGTGCAGAATTATATGCAGTACTGTCAGCAGTAACGTACTGGTCATAAACCCATCTTTCAGATTCAATATCACGTACTTCCTTAGTTCTATGTATAGCTGTGGAGTCTACAGGTGCAGTTAATCTATATTTTCCACCTCCAACAACTCCAGACCATGATGATAAATCAATTGCAATTGATGTCATATCCCCACTAACAGCTGCTCCTACCATAGCTGACGTAAGTGGTATAATTGTAGTGCCTGCAGACTGGATGAACTTTTCAAGAATCCAATCAGATTGGTTAAATGCACCGAAAGATTCAGTTTCCGTATTATTAACAGTAGCATTAATAAAGTTACCATTTCCATGCTTAGGAGAAAACATTTTAATAGTTCTGAATCTGTAATTATAATCTGCCTCTTCAGTTGTATTTAATTTAGCTATAGAGCATGTTTTAACACGATCATAAGGTAGTTTATATACAAGTGAATTTTTATCAGTTTCCTTTATAACGGCAGGGGTTGATACCAATTTTACATCAAATGTGTGATTATTCGATGAGTATAACAATGAAGCTACAGAAGAAAAATTTTGAAATTCATTAAGAAATACATCAAATAGATATACTTTATAAATATCCAAAGATGTATCACGGATAATAACACCCTGGTCGTCATGAGTATATCCAGGTGAAACACGAGTTACAGATCTAATTCTAGTATACCCTATAGTTGAGTTATCAAAGTTCTTTAAGTCGACTCTAGCAAAAGTATCTATAGGTGGTACTATACCAGAAGAAAGAAGACTAGAAAAATCTCTAGGTGATACAAGTATATAATTACCTACACCTATAGATACTGTAACGGACTCTTTTGCATCTGTATCCTCAGCTCTTCTCGCCTTTTCAATAGGAACACTTATAGAGGATAATGTTTCAATTTCGTATCCCTGTACATATGCCTTTGATGGCTCTAGCTGGGCTTGAAATAAATCTACATTGTCTCTATCTTCTGTTATATCAATATGAAAGGGTCTTACTGTATAGTTACCCGACTCGTCAAACGTTCTTCGAGCAAATTCATCTTCTATAATATTATAATCAGTTCTCTTAACTTTCCATTTAACAGCGGATTCATCTACCCTACAAAGCAAAAGGAAATCGTCATCAGTCCCTTCAATATCTGTATTAATATCAAGAGCAATAAGTTCTGTTTTTATTTCATATCGGTGTGCCCCAGGTGCCGCAAAGTTAGGTGATCCTGTAGCATTATCACTTAATGTAGGATCTTCTGCAGAAGATATAACAGATTCTTTAATTCTAAATCCAATATCTGCAGATGCCGAAGTTGAGAAAGGAGCAACTATAAGTGTTGAATTTTGAACCTGTACAAAGTTACCTTTTATAAAATAAACACCTTTTTCAACAAATGCTAGGGACGCTTTACCAATAGCAGATTGTTTTAATTCAGACGGAATCTTTAGTACAGCCTGATGAAATTGAAGTGTCAGACTAGTTGGAGACGGGTTACTATTACTATTACTACCATAAACTGAAGGCATTTTATCAATAACTTTAAGCTCATCAGACGGCCTAAATTTATTAACATTAACATTAACTCCAGTATCTACAGTTTTCTCTGCAGAGGCTGCATAATATTGAATGTATAGTACAGCCGGAGCAGTACCTATAGCAGGTACTACTTTTAAAATTTTAGCTGATAATGTAGGTTCTGGGAGAGTTATATTTCCGGTCAAGTCAAGGTCGATAGCACGGACTAAGTACTTTCCTTTAAGGCCAGTAGAATCTGAGTCATCCAGATTTGACATTATATAATTTATATCTGCATTAACGTCCGGAATAGACCCCATCTCAACTTTAATATAGTCTATATCATTAGAGAATGATACATCACCGGGTATTACTAAGGACCCTTCTACAAATAAATGATGTCCAAGATTAGTGATTTGGTTTTGAAGAACAGATTGGAGCTGTGTTAATTCCCGTGCCTGAACTGCATATGATGGTCTGAATAGTAATTTATGATATTTATCTTTTGGGGATAAACCGTCGGATCCGTCAAATTCAGAAACTGATTCAAAATCATCGAAATAGGGTGGTACATTAAAATTGATTGACATTCTTTAATCCTTAATTTTTTATAGTTCTATTACTATTTTAATTCTTTCTGTCTGTTCATTAGTACGAGTAACTTTATGTCTATTTTCTAGAAAAATAACATCACCAGAATCTGTTATTACCTCCGAATCAGCTATAGATGATAAAACGGGTACCGCTGATACTAATGTTTGTTCCCCGTAACCACCTTCTTGAAGAACAGATCTGGTATACCAACTCACTGACTCAGTTGCACTTTCGGGCCTGAATGGTTGCAATCCTAAATCGTCAGTTTGATGATAAGAAATATAATATGTAGCAGCAGTTACGTCTGATATAACTTCATCTACATAACCTACTGCCTGATTAACTATAGCACCACCTGATGTAGTGGTTATTGTTTGTTTTATCTGCATACCTGCAACTATTGAGGCTGGGATGCTAGAACCAAATATCATTTGTTTAGAAATGCGCAAAGTGTCTGCATGATTACTAGTATTTAATGCAACATCTTTTATAATACCCAATTGTCTAAAAGAACCCTGATCTGGCAATTTATCAGAAGCATCAATACCCTGAAGACTTCTATATATTCCTACATAATGAGCTCTTAACTCATTACGAGGGTCCGCTCCAAAACCACCAACTGGTCCTTTAATAGCAATAGCATCAAATTGTTGTTCATACACCGAAGACTCGCCAGCATGAGTGGTTTTCAGGAAAACTGCTGGTTCTTTAAAATTGGTGTCGATTAGTTTAAATATGCTTGTACCACCAGCCACTAAAGATGATGGTATTTGGATGTCTGTTATTTTATTAGTGCCTTCCGAGTTAGTTACATGTGTAATGAACTCCTTGTCTATTAATAAATCCTTCTCAGGATTTATTATATTTTGAGCAGTAGAGGAACTTTCTGCAAGGTCCTTAATTATAATCGGTGGGTAGTCAGAAGGAGCTTCATTCCAAACAGTTGCATCAACTGGTAGTCCTAGACCATTGATTTTAATATTAAATAGCGCATTTGGAAAAGCTTGTGCTGCTGTAGCAACTACAAGTTGATTCCATGCATCATCACTCTGATTGTACGCCACTCTAGCATCTTCTTCCCCTAATAATCGATCAGATATTGCATTAGCATAAGTGAAAAAATTGACCGGGCTACTGCCAGGTATTTGCGTGGCATCAGACCACTGTAACTCCGTAGTAAGATTACCACTTGATGAATCCTCATGGTAATACCCTGCCGTATAAGGAACAGGAAAGAATTCTGCAGTCATAAATTTTTCAAACAAATCAGTAGATATAGTGTATAAATACTGCCAAATGTAACCATCCTCTAGTTTATAAGCACCGACAGCACCTCCTATAGAAGATTCAGGATTATAGCTGGAACTTACGTTACTAATAGGAGCTTTTAAGCAAATATATACTTGATTTGTTTCGGTTACTACATAGTAACTACCAAGACTTTGAGCTTCAAAATTTATATCATAGGGGTCATAAGCTCTATACATCATACCTGACTGCCACTGAACTAGAGGAGCCATTAATATTGCACCACATGATGATGTACCTCCTACAGACTCCGATATACTAACCATAGTATGAGCATTCTGGTATAAATCTGTAATAGAGTACTGATGATTATCATATGGAGGTTCGGGTTGTTCGGAACTTTCCGCATTTAAAGGCCATGGATTAGACCGACCTAGGGTTAGGTAATAATTATTTGTGCGAATATCTCTTAATACTTTCTTCGCTACATCTAATCTAAATTGACTTGTTATAATTGCCGGCATTTGTTTTGACCTTTTAAAAAATTTATAATTAACTTGTTGTTGTATTTAATATATTTATATAGTTTATTATCATACGGTATCCCATGATGTCATATCAGCACCTAATTCAATATCGCTACCTATAAGTTCAGTAACAAGGTTCCCGTCAGCATTATAATGTAGATTAGGATTTAAAGTAATTCGAATATTAAAAGAATTGCCTGTAGTATCCAAATGATCAGCAGCTGCTTTGTAGACGTTATTTTTACCATACAACCATCCGTCAAAGTTTCTGGTGGTTCCTAGCATATCAACATTTGGTTGATATTCGGAACCGACCAGACCATGATAGTATGCGCCCACATTATGTCTATTAGTTGTATACTCAATGCCTTCATCATAATCCGTTGATAATACAGTCCGATTCTCGAGTAAGTATGCTGTTTCATAAGCGAGATATATACAGTTATCGTCAGGGTTGTAATACCAATCCCATTGTCTATCCTCTAGCGAAACATTAGGTTCAGTAATATGCCGCTCATCAAAGGTTCCTGCCCAGTCAATAGGGACCTCTGTTAATTCAGTAGTTACTGTAGGAATACTACTGTCCGCATAAATAAGATCAAAATATACTTTAACTTCTTGAGCTCTACCATCTGCAGCTTCAGGTCCATTTCCGGCACTCCAATTAAGATGTCCTACAGATAATACATCTCCAAATGCATCAGCTTGTTGTGTAATAATGTTATGATGAACTTCATCTGGTAAGCTAAACTGAAAAACATAGTTTTTATATTCAACCGCATTGGTACCTGCAGGCTCTAAACTTTCATTGAATGCAGTTGAGTGAGAAAGGTTGTTATACGGTGGCCATGTTCCAGCTAGGAACATTCCATCAGAGCTACCCATCCGCTCCGTTGCCGGTCCACCATTATAACTAAAAGTTAATGCCACTCCAGTTTCAGTTCGGTAAGCCATTATTGAATATCCAAAACTATCAATTGGGTTTTGTTGAAAGTAAGTACCAGGATTGAATAAAGATGTAAATGTATAGGTATTAGTATGAAAACTATCATGTCTAGGTGATTGTATCACCTCAGAATCTATATTAGCACCAAACTTTTTAGATGTTATAGACTCAATTACAATATCTTTCCATACATACATTCCCGATTTATACTGAAATTTACGTCTCTCAAAATATTCACCCATACCAAATACAGTATCGGGTGTATGTGACTGTGGTTTAAGATCAACAAGGAGTGAAGAATGGTATGTTCTTAAACGAGCCGATGGGGTGATATTAATTACATCATATCTACCAAGCATACCCCTACTAGCAAGTTCCTGTTGGTTAAGCCCTCCTGATTCGCTGTAAAGAAGTTCGTAGTTTGCTTGATTATTATCATCTAGAGTATTTGTTAGAGTATTAATAATCTCTAAATTCCATTGACTTTTAAGACTTTCCCATTTCTCGTCGGTATATGCTTCGGAAATAAGTTCTGAAAGTGCTTGTGGTGCATCAGAGTCAGTGGGTACATATTGACCACTGAATTTTGAAGTGGGTGAGAATTCCTCTGTCTCTACAGGTATAGGGGCTATACCAATTATCATTCGGCTTAGCACCTGCAGAATGGTAGGAATGTCTAATTTAGACCAGACTCCGGTTGTAGGAATCAATGGATCACCGCTGTAAACCCAGTGACCGTTTTCATACTTTACTTTAACTCGGTCAAGGTTTGGTTCCTTTAAGTTGGGTATATATGCTTCCCATCTATAAACTGGGCTAGTAGTATAGTCGCTATTGTAACGGGTAGACACTTCCTCCCCAAAAAACCAGTTATACAATTCAGGTATGTTCGTATACTGGTTTGTTAGTTTGTTGTCTTTTAAGTCGCTAAGAATTGAAGCATACAATACATTTGTTGGTCCTAGGTTCTTTTTCCTATTTCCATCAATTATTATAGTTAAGTTATCTATACTAACTACTGACGGTAATTGCTCTAATTTCACCATATGTGATTCCACGGATGAATATTTACCGAGTGTAAACCTTAGCGATACAAGCAGTCTGAGTAGACTTAGGAAATTTTTCGTAAATGCTTCAAATGGAATATTTCTTTTTGTAATTTTTGTAGTGGTATGTTCAGACAATTTACCTTTAACAAATGAATTTGATCCTACATGATTAAAACGCCATAAAGACTGAAAATCAACATTTTTCATTTCAAAATCAGATATGTATATTTCAAGATTTGTATTATTAGTATCTAACTGAGTCTCTAAATCAGTCTGAAAATCATTTTCGCCGTTCTCTACCTCAATAAGTTTATCAAGAAAGGCTATCTTCAAAGTAATATTACTAAGGGCATCTGTATACCCAGCTGGGTTTTTAATATTATTAAAATAGGAAGATAAGTTGTCTTTTGTTAGTACTAGCTCATCCTTTATTGATTGTAAATTGGTCGGTGTGTATGATTTTAAGGATTCTATTATTTCAGATATCTGCTGAATTTCAAATTCTAAATGTTGTATTTCAGTTAAAAGTAACTTACCATCATTTATAATCTTTTCAAATTTTGTTAAATTATCATCATAAAGACCATTTTTTCTATATGTAGGAATATCAAGTTTAATTCCTTGATTAACTCCTTGATCATACTGATCACTTGTAACTTCAGAATTAGTATTATTTCGATCATTTTCTGTAGGTATTCTTAAGGATCCAGGAACAATTGCCTCATCAACCCATGTTCTATGATTAGTTTCTGTATCTCTTATAAGAGTTTTATGTGAGTGAGTTACATTACCTAAATTCTTCTCATATAGGAATATAAAATTAAGTAGATCTAGCTCTCTATATTCAGACTGAGTGATCAATCTGGATGATGAGGTAGTAATTTTTTTAAACTTTAAGTTCAGTAAAGTAAAATTAGATAAATCAGGATCATGAAAGACATCTACAGAAGGTACATTAATTCTTATAAGTGGGAATTCTCTTTGCAATCCATCTATTAAGTGGTACTTAAACTCAAGCCCTGAACCAGGATTCTTAGCTAAAAAGGAATAGAGTGGATGTCCAAGAAGGGGGCGACCATCACGGTGTATAAAATCAGTACTAACAAAGTCTGACCGGGTTTCCTCGGAGTAATTAGCAAAATCTTTAAGTTCTAGGGATCTTACATCTTTAGGTCCGTAAAGCCATTGAAATACATTATTAAAAGGACCTTCACCTGTAAAAAATATAGCTATTAAAACTTCACCAAAATGTTTAAATCCAGCAGGATGTATTAACCTATTGTACGAAGATGCCCATGTCTCAAAATCAACACCTGTACGAAGAACATAAGAGAACTTTTGCCAGTAATAAGAATCTTGGATAAACTTTTTATTATTTAAATAACCGGAATTTGATAGAGGATTGCCCTTAGGTATACAATGAATAGAATCAGTAGTTCTTAGTATATCATCTTTAAAGCTAATAAAAGGTTGTATTTCAGATGATGTACGAGAAACTGTTCTTGACTGTACAGAATAGTTAGACCTATCTAATTTATAGAATGTAGATTTGGGAAGAACTATAAGATTATCTTCTGTATAAGTGACTACAGAAGAATCGGAAAATTTAACTATTCTAGAGACTCCTTCTGATGACCCAACATTAGATACTACATCTCTTTTAAAATTAGAATTTAAGACAATACCAATCTGACCATAATTAACATCTTTAGCACCGGGTCTAATATAAGTTTTAACAAAATAGGTTAATAGGTTTTCTCTAGCATCTTTATATTCTTGGGTTCTAGTGGCTAATTGATCTACAGTTTCATCTTCGAGAGCCTGAATATTTTCAATATCTTCAAGAGACGGTATTCTAAGTGATCCTTCAATTAAAGTACCTGGTAAAGTTACATTAGTTGGTGTAACTAAAGTTATATAAGAAGACTGATGCCATACAGTTATAGCATCCGGAAGACTACCAAAAAGATTTAAAGTTTTTGATCTTTCATTTTCATTAGATGCTTTAAGACGTCGGAAAACTTGAGTATTATCATATTCCTGGTTACGATTTAAAGACCAATTACCATCAGACACATTAAGTATGTCGTCAGAGGGGTAATAAACTTCTACATTATCATTAAAAAGAATGTGGAAAAAATTCTTAATAGAATCTTTAGTACCTCGGGATATATAGATATCATTTAAATGTTTGTATAGAAGTCTAGGATTAGCAGTGTATTTTCGTGGAATAGGTACGGCCAATTCTTTTTGAAGTCTATCTATAAAATGAGAATCAGTAGCATCAATATCTCTATGGTTTGATACAGTATTCAGATAATAAAGAGACTGATTCTCCCTTTCTAAAAATTCTATAAATTTTTCGACAAATACATTAATCTCTTTATTATCATATTGGATATGATCAGGTAATAAAGAAGATATCTGAGAAGATACATTAAACCTTTTATGATTTAGTGACATGTTCTATGTTCCTTTAGCTGCAGTTATATAATCTATACCTGCATTAGTTGTACCTGTTAACATTGAATCTATTTCACCATTTACTATAATATCAGCTGATAGAATTGTTAATAATTCATTTCTATTAGGAGCAAGATCGTATGAATTAGGAATCCCTGTTATTTCAAAATATTTCTTATCTCTGTCCATCATAGCGAGAGGATTAAAATCTTCAAGAGTTACAAGACCCCGTGAAGCATCTACTAAACCAATTTGTCGAAGCTTATTAGAATCAACAAGTGACATTATATATACTATTCTTTTCCCATCAGCTCTAAGAATATCTTTAAAGATACACTCTAGACCAGAAAATATAAAGGAGTTAGAGTAAACAATAGTTTCTTGATTAGAATTTAAAAGAGCTGCAGGAAATTGTATTATGTATTTATTATCAATCTCTTTGCGAAGCTCAACGCGTTTTTTAATATATACATTAGCTGTGGAGTTAGATATAGCAGGATCAGTGTTGTCTATTAAAGTAAGTAAATTCGAATACCTAAAGACACCATCAAAATGTCTTAATTTAAGATCATAGTACGCTAAAATGTTATTCTTAACTATAGTTGATAATTCTACAGAATTCTTTTTAGTAATATTAGAATTGTATTTAAATGAAATACCAAGGGATATATATGTGTATGAAGGATCTGTAAATTCGGGGGTAATTGAAACAATATTCTTAGGTTTTAAAATTGTTCTTTTAATATAGTCCTTTTGCTGAAAAGATAATGTAGGTATACCAATACCATTATTAACAGTATTTTCTTGAAATAAAGGTGCAATACATATATAAACTTTACCATAATCAGGTGGTATATTATCTTCTCCACCCCAAACATTAATAGCACGAATATCTGGAAAGTTTGTTAAGATAATAGCTTTATAATCTTCAGGAGTTACAGCTCTGTTCTGTGATATATACTCAACAGGAGCCGTATATTTAATTGAATCAATATCTTCACGAGGAGCTCCACCGATAGCATTCATTGTAGTTGTAACATTAACTTTATTAGAATTAACTAAATCCTGATGTATAGAAAATATTGATGCTCCATTAGAAATATCCGCCGGATTAGAGGCTACTATACATTCTATATTAATAATATTACCATCAGACAATGACTGACCGATAATACCATCACCGAATGTTAATTCGTAAAATCCCTCTCGTGATTCTTGAATCCAATATATTTTTGATTTGTGGGTTATATTTACAATATTTGATGCTGGATGGTAATATTCAAATGGGGTAGAGCTTTTATTCTTCTGGACTGTCACTTTTATAGTAGATGTGACTGCATTTTCAAATGGTATTATATATAACTCAGAAGATTGTTTTGTATATACATACTTAACTGTTCTATATTCACCTTGTGTTAACATAACATTACTGAATTTATAATCAGGGGCTCCATCTGATGTGTCAGTATTGTGTTCATGAACTAATGATTCTGTGACAAGGTAGGTATAGTCTTTATTATGAATGGAAGTTGAAAATTGAGTTCCACGTACAAGTTCTAAAGGTTTCCATGTATCAGCGTTAGTTTCACTTCGTTGCCATGTAGAACGCTTTTCAGAATTTTCTTCAGGGAAAGGGTTAAATACTTCAATATCAACCATCGCGCGTGCAGCTAATGCGGATCGTGGAGTATATCCTAATAATTTAGCATGTGATACTACTGATGATCTTAATTGTGCAGTATCCAGAAAAGACTCATTTAAGGCCATGTTAGCATTAAATGCATTATAATGAGTAGTGTATGCCATTAGATCTACTAATGTGTTTAATACAGAACCCTCAAAATTATAATCAGATAGCTCATCCTGTGACTGAAGGAACTCTAGTAAATTAGATTTAATCTGATCAAAATCTAATTCTGATACTTTGAAGTTATTTAGAATGGCCATTAACGGAGTCTCTCTACTATGAAGTCTAATGAGGTAATTAAATCCTCAGGTGATATAATTTTTAATTCTAGTTTTATTCTTAGGGCATTTCTATCCATATAATCATTAAGTTCAATTGATAGGATTTCTACTCTAGGTTCATAATTAACTATTGATGTGCGAATCCTTTCTCTTATAGCAGCTGCAGTTATCATGTCAAAATTCTCAAATAGATAATCTCTAAGAGATCCTCCATACAAAGGTTCAAATGGTTTTTCACCCCTATTAGTCAAAAGAATGTTCATAACTGATTGTTTTACAGCGTCCACATCCTTTTTAATTGCTAAATCTTTTATATTAGGAAGTATACGAAACTTATAGTTTAAGTCCGAATATATAACTTCTCTAGAATTTATTGTGTTTGTATATGACATATTACTATTTATATCTAAATCTGATAGAGGCTTTATCGTATTCTATAGTATATGCAGGTTCTTTCCATGCAAATTCATTTGATTTCCAACTGAAAGGTGTCATCATTTTCTCAATTCCTGTATATGTACCCAAACGGCTATATAGAGCCATTTCAATAGGAAATTGTACTGTTGAGACATAAACAACCCCTAATTTTTCTTCAATTTGTTTTATATGAGATTTTAAATCATAGTTTAGTATAAGGTCTTTATCTTCTACCCCTCTCATTGAGCGTACATACTTACCTCGATCATAGGTTTTATAAGAAATATTATCCTGAAAGAGAGTTCCTATTTTATAATTATTACCTGATATTTTAGCATCAAATCTTGATTGGTATTTTATAATTGTAGACTCATCTAAAGTGTCCCATTTAGCTCTATTATATTTCCATGCATGTTTAAAATCTTCTCTTTTCACATTTGGGTTTTCCACTAGGAATTCATAAAATAGATCAACTCCAGTATATGTTACTTCTTTACCAGACGCATCATATATTACAGATGCTCCTTTAATTTGTTTATTCCCTGAAGGTGTCTTACTAGATCTTGCTTCCTTTATAGTAGTATCATCAGGAGCTGACTCTACCTCTTTTGCAACAGCTGTTACATTTGCCGCTACTATAAGATCTGTAGACTCTATAGCCTCTTTAGATTTTTCCGCAGACGCTGAGGGTTTTGATGGCTCTTCTGCCTCAGGTAACTTAGTAGGAAATACTGGTGTTTCTACTTCTAACTTAGCCTTTCCTGTAGCCGGGTCTTTCTTTATATTAGGTATAAGCATACAAGGGTCTAAATCTTTAAGAGCTTCTATTTGCTTAAAAATTTCCTCCATATCAAACCCATTTTCATCTAGTGCATCCCCCCATTCTTTTTTAAAAGATTCTTTAATTTCTTTTATTTTCTTCATGGCAGCTGCTCGGACTTCAGGTGGAATATTTCCACCAGCTAGTTTCTCCATTTCTTTTGCAATCAGCATTGCCTTTTGAGCCATAGCAATCTGCATTGGTATTTTTGGTAATTCAGGAAGCTCAGGCATTTTTGGCATCCAGTCACGGATTTGTTTTTCCATATCCTCTTTCAGCTTGTTAGCTGCAGCTTCAGCTTCTCCAATGGCAGAATTTACCATATTAAGGGCTTCTGTTTTTGCCTTATCTAATTCTTTCTGAAGACCACCTAATAAGGCATCAACATCTAGTCCACATGGCATCTATATATCCTCTATTATTTTGATTTATTTAAATGGATAACATCGCCAGAATCAATCTCAATATTCTCAGATCCTGTGTTAATTGTCATTAATTTTCCTGAAGAAATAGCTAAAGTCTCACCAATTATATATGTACACAATCCTTTAGCATCAATTTCTAATTTTCCAGCTACTTTCATTGATGAATTTAATCCAGAGAATGTACCGAAATTACCCCATGTAGTTAAATTACATTCTTTTGTAGTAGTAATCTGTGTATTACCCATTATAGCCTGATCCCAATCACCATTAATAGTATGCTTATGATTTTCAATAGTTGTAATAGAAGAATCCTTATGTATTGTTAGTATCTCACCTTTAGCTATATTACCTGTACGATTTCCTACAATTTCAAAAGCATCATTACCACCACCCTTTTTATCGCCACGAGCACCGATCTTAGTATATCTATTTTTATGTACTTTAGTAGTCATATCACCTTCAACTTCAAGAATATAATCCCCTTTAATAAGTTGACGGACTGTACCATCTACAGTAATATCACATGCCCCTTTAATGAATACTTGTTTTTTACCCATTGTTATCTCATATTGATCTCTTACAATATGAACAACTTTGTCTCCTGTAGGATGTATTTCTTCAAATGTACCTGACTTATGTTGAGTCATTAGACGTTCACCATCAGGGGAATCATCTACTTCTATAATATGACCTGCTTCTGATTCATACACATGATTATAAGGATACTGTGAATATGTATTTGATTTAGGATCTGGCTCATCCCATGTTGTTCTATCATCTGGCTTAACATTTTCTGTTGATTTTACATTAGGTTTAGTGGCTTTTGGAATATCAGATAATTTTAAACCTCTACGCTGCTGTAGCATTATATTATCTTCCGCATTAAGTCCACGTCCTAATCTATTATAGTCCGGTTGACCAATATTGTACTCCCATGGAAATTTTCCTTTAGGGTCATTAAACCCTTCGGATATATTAGGTCTCATTGCAGATATAGACGCTATAGACCCTAGTACAATAGGATCTTGCATAAAATCGTCATACCATGCCACAACAACCCATGAACCCTCAACTAAGAATGGTGTATGCCCTACACCAGAAGTAGAAGGTGATGTGTTAGGTAACATAACTGTAGCCCATGGTAATGAAGCTGTAGGTATATCGCTTAAATTGGAAGTATGTTTACCGAGTATACGAACTCTTACTCTACCCATTTCTTCAGGGTCCATTCTATCTTCAACAACACCTAATTCAACTTGCATCATTCTACAGCACCCAGAGTATGTTCAGTACCAATAGAATCTCCAATTAAATCAATATACATTTTATATTCTCCTTTATGGAATCTATGGTTTATCGCATGAATCATATACTTTCCGGAAAGAAAAAGATCATTATCAGTTTCTGAAATCTTAGGTATATTCTTTGGTATTATTAGGTTAATTATATCACCTGACTCAATGGATTGAATAGGGTCACATTCTACATTTATCTTAACAAGGTCCATTCTATGATAATAGGATTTCATTATATTAATCTTATTAATTTGAATAGTATTATAATTTGAATTTCGCTCGTAGGCTTTTAAATTGGACCTTCGTTCACTTATAAGTGAGGTAAAAGATTTAGATGGGGGTATAGAAGGTGACGATATCTGATGAATAGGTGAAATATATTCATATTCAAGAGGACTAAGACCTTCATAACCAAATAGATTAGAATATACTGTTTTCTGTGATATATCAGCTACTTCAGATCTAGAAGAAAATGAACCTGTTCTTATTAGTTTTAGTGTGTCATAAGAGTCTTCTAGACTTAATGTATGAATCTTATGTCTCAGCTTATGAGCACCTCTTAAAGATGATCCAAGATCACCGGTATTTAAAATAGGTGATTTAGAAAGTGTATATTTAGGTTTCTCTGATCTTAAGGTAGCTAGAGATATTAATTTAATAGAAGATCCGTTTAGAGTCTCAAAAAGAAATAAAGGAAATCCATTTTTATCAAAGGTTTGAGAAAGTAACTTACCTATAGCTTGAAAGGGTTTAATAAAAGGGAATACTATTGATATGTCATCTGCAGATTTATCAATAATTTCTATCTTTTCTTTAAGATACTGATCATAAATCATTTCAATTATCGAAGTTGTTGAACCAGAAAAAGCTTTAGAAAAGGCCTTTGTTGAATTAAGCATTTCAATATCTGAAACTAATTCAAGATCAAAATGGACTATATTATCATCTAAATATTCAAGATTATTAAATCCATTAATTTTAAAGAATAACTGTTTTTTAGATGAATCTTTAGTAAATTGTATTTCAATTGTTTCCTGACCAATAAGAGGGGCACCAGAGATTAGACCAGAATCATCCATCATTGTAAGAGTGGCATTTAAGTACGGGGAGTCGATAGATTCGTATATCTCAACAGTGATGACGTTAGATGATATATCTATAGAATTAGAGTTAACCGTTGTAAGAATTACTTTAAAATCATCATACGAATTAATTAACGAATCAGGTTTAACCTCAGTTATTACGTCATGATTTACTCTACGACTCATTCTTGTTGCTCTTTCATTGCTAATCTAAACTTTTCTGAAACTTCCTTTATAAATTCCGGTTTGATTACTCTTATATATGATCTGTTAATGTTTGCCCGTTTCTCATATTCAACAAATGATACAGGACGAATTTTTGGATGATGTTTTTTAATATCTACTGAATCTATACCCACCTGGGATAAAAAATCTAGTGTGGTGTCTTTTGATGAAGAAGTGAGAGAGACTCGTTCACCTCTATCGTTTAGTTCAGGATTAGTAGCTACAACCTCACCTTCTTCATTTTCATAATGATGAGGTGCATCATACGCTTTTGATATTTCGGATATTAAAAAAGATTCACCTATATCCGATTTATTGGTAGAAGCATCTATTTTTAAAACCTGTGCTTGCGCAATAACCGGGTTATCACCAAATTTAAATTGACCCTTCGAAGGATCTATATATTCAGCTTGAATCCATCCATTGGTAGGAAAGAGGTTTTTAACTTCAACAGATATTTTTTGTGATATTTCAGTATCAGTTGAATTTTTATCAAAATATGAAGAAAGAATATCACCTATATCTAAATTAAAAAAAGAATGAGAAAAATCTGTCTGACCAACCTGTTGAGGGTATATAGCAATACCTGGATATTTTGATTCAATCCAATCCATTAATTGAGAATCTGTCATTGGCCAGTCTGTATACAGATTTCTTAGATGATCATTAATTATAAAAAATGTCCAATAGTAATCCGTAGTACCATACAAAGAGTATGATAAATTGTCAGGCCTGTCACCTTGAGGTATTGTAACATAAGAATAGTATGAAACGTCATCTATTAATTTAGATGCAATTGTAGTATAGGCTGTTAAATTAACTACTGTCTTTTTTTCATGAACCCCATCAACGAAATCTTCCCATGTTACAGTTGGAAAATACTTAAAATAATGCATAACGTTTAATATCCTTCTTTAACATGGTTTTTATAGATAGGCATTAATTCCTTAAATTCTAAATTAAGCGCTACTTCTGTAGGTTCATCTGTATCTAAGAAATACGAATTTGATGTGCCGTTATAAGTTACATTTAAACTAACAAGAGCTACTTCAGGCATTTTAGGAAGATTTGCGTTTAATATTTCTATATTAAATACCATAGGAAATTGAAGAGTTAATCCATTATTAGTTCTTGCCGGATACATAGCTTCGCGAAATCTCTGAATAATTTGTTTTACTGCTTGTGATTCCTCTTTAGATGACGGGTGAAATGTCCATGGAAATGCCCAACTCCGGAGGTTAACACCCTGAAATGTTATAAATGGGTTTTCAGTAAATACCTGTTGTGTATTCTTCAATTGTTCCACTGCCATATTCCCTAAAGATTGGGATACTATATTACCTATAACAGCGCCACTACCACCTCCAATCATACCACCAGCTGCTGTACCTGCAAGTGAAGTAACTTCTTTAAAAGATTCTTCACCAAGCATAGCTTTTATTGAATTTTTGGCTTCCTCTGATGAAGGTAGCCCATTCATCATTACTGATCCAGCTATACCGGATTGTCTATCTGTGTAATTAAGAGAATCTCCTGCCTGAAACCCCTTAACCATATGAAGAGCTATGTGTGATCCTACAGTAGTACTCACTCCTCTCAGAGAATATTGAGCTTTATGGATATGAAATACTATAACAGGTGATTTATTATCACCAATTCCTAAAGGATATCTTAAAATTTTACCGGCAACCTTGTCTGATAATAAATCTTTTTTAGCGTCATCGAATGATAATCCTACCGCGTCCGCAGCTGCGCTTAATAATCCCATGTGATTTCTAGCCTTATAAATATGTGTATTATATTATATTTATACTAATTATGAAAACATATAAAGGGAAGTTCACACCTAAAAATCTAAAAAAATATAGAGGTGATGCTCAGAAGATAACGTATAGATCCATGTGGGAACGACAAACCTTTAAATGGATTGACAATCAGACTGATATAGTAGAATGGAATTCTGAAGAAGTAGTAATACCTTATCGGTGTCAAACAGATAATAAGATGCATCGTTACTTTATTGATGTCTACTTTAAGACTCGTGCAGGTAAGAAATACCTAATAGAGATTAAACCAGATAGGCAAACAAAACCTCCGACAGGAACCAGAAAGACTAAACGATATATTAAAGAGGCTTTGACTTATGTAAAGAACCAGTCTAAATGGGAAGCTGCACGTGACTTTGCTGAACTCAATAACTGTGAGTTTTGTATATGGACTGAGCATACATTAAAGGGGATGGGTATTAAACTACTCACGTATTAATGTACTTTCCCTGGCTTCCGCATCACTAGTAATATTATAACACATTTTTAAGTAAAAGTCAAGACATAGGTATATAAATACATATATGGCAGAACAATCATTATTCGATACATTAGAAAAGGAAGCATTTAGATCAGGTATACAAGCCAGGTCAGACGCTTCTAGGCAGTGGTTTCGACAAAAAGTACAAGAACTTGGTAATGTTAATGGGCATAAAGTATTAGCAGACAAAGCATTAATACAAAAGTCTGGTTTTAGGTCAGGATCAATGTATATGTTCTTTTACGATCCTAAGCACCGTAAGACATTACCTTATTATGATGCATTCCCTTTAATTATTGCAGTTGAAAGAGCTGAAGGTGGATTTTATGGATTAAATTTACATTATCTTTCACCTGTATTAAGAGCTAAGTTTCTCGATAAGTTAATGGAGAATACTAATAATAGAAAGTTTGATGAGTCAACAAAGATATCAATTAACTATTCTATGTTAAAATCAGTTGCTAAATTAAAAGAATTTGCACCATGTTTTAAACATTATTTAACACCTAATGTTAATTCAAATATTGCAATGGTAGAAGCACCTGAATGGGAAATAGCAATATTTCTTAAAACAGAATCGTTTAAGAAGAAATCAAAATCCCATGTATGGGGACAATCTAGAAGGTCAATATAAATGACATTACCAGCTAATATAGATACATTAAAATCAACTATCTCTCGTAGAGGAGGATTAGCGCGCGCTAATAAGTTTGCTATATATATGAATAACCCCGCGGGTCAAAATCTACTTACAGGGGGTGCTGGTTCTGTTGGAGATGCTATAGGATCTGTAGTTAAAACAGGTTTAAAATCTGTTGTTACTGGAGGAGGATTTTCACCAACATCATTTCTTAATGATCCTAGGGATATATATCTACTAGCAGAATCCTGTGCAATTCCAGGTAGGAATTTTGATATGTATACAAGAAGAACTGGTATGAAATCTGTTAAGATACCATATGGATTAGCTACTGATGATACTGTTAAGTTTACATTTCTCTTAACTAATGATTATTACATACTTAAATACTTTAAATCCTGGATGGATTTAATTGTACCTCCATCTGATAATTTAGATGAGCTTAGAGTGAATTATAAGAATGTATATTCAACAGATATACAAATACAACAAATGGCCGAAGGTGATTTTATACCATCATATTCTGTTAAGTTAATGAACGCTTTTCCTACCGCTATTGATACAATAACATTATCTAATACATCTGATGATATAGTACGATGTACAGTATCAGTGACATTTGACAATTGGGAAGAAGAAGGCTTAATGGATGGTATGATTGGAACTGCATCAAATCTAATAGGCAACATAATTTAAATATTGAAATAAAGGTGAATTGAATGGCACTACCTAAATTAGCAGTACCAACTTATACATTAACTATACCATCTACAGGGGCTACAGTAAAATTTAGGCCATACTTAGTGGGAGAAGAAAAGATATTAATGTTGGCTTTAGAATCAGACAATGTTAATTCTATGTTATTAGCTATTACAGATGTTATTGATAGATGTTTTATTGATAACGTAGTATCTACTAGAACATTAAAAATGTTTGATATTGAATATATCTACAGCCAACTAAAATCAAAGTCAGTTGGAGAGACATCAGAAGTATCATATAAGTGTGGCTCATGTGATGAACCAAATCCATTAAAATTTAACCTTGAAACTGATATAGCTGTGTCTAATCTAGATATTATGGAGAATAAAGATATTAAATTATCTGATACTATAGGTGTTAAATTAAAATATCCTAATATTACAGAAGTTTTAAAGATGGAAGAGAGCTCTGATATTATAACTAAACTTACACATTGTATCGATTACATATATGAGGGGGATATTATATATGAATCGGCCGATACATCGGAAACTGAATTAACGGAATTTGTTGAATCATTTTCCTCAGATCAGTTTGAAAAGGTTACAGGATTTCTAGCTAATGTCCCTAAAACGACATTAAAAAGGACATTTACTTGTCATAAGTGTAAAGATAAGCAAGATGTTGTATTAGAAGGTATCCACAATTTTTTTTAATAACCCTTTCTCATACATCACTTCGGCATTATTATTCTACAAATTTTGCTATGATGCAGCATTATAACTATTCTCTAACCGAGTTAGAGTCTATGATACCTTGGGAAAGGGAAGTATATACACAAATGCTTATTAGTTTTATAGAAGAAGAAAACGAAAGATTAAATAGGAAGTAAAGATATGGCAGATGCTACTTTTAATAGTGTACTTGACGAGTTAAAGACACAAAATTCTAATCAAATGAGTTATTCTAAAGAACTCTCAAGTTCATTTGATTCTATAGAGTTCTTTGATAGAATGCAAACAGCAAATTCTAAGGAACTTTTTGAATTAGAAGATAAAAGACGTGGTACGGATCTTTTGAGCTTAGGTGTGTCGTCATATGGTTGGCTAAAAGAGTTTGATGATGACGATAAAGCAGAGAAGTCAAGAGTAAAATTCGGTGAGATGAATGACAAAAGACAAGTTAAAATGGATAGAAATCTTGCCATTATTGCTGATGTACTAATAGATATTCGTAAACTCTTTAATGATTTTTCAGGTACTAATCTAAAACAAGAAGACTATAAGAGTTATCTTACAAAAAGACAGGAGAGAAAACTAGATAACATTTTTATTGAGGTAGCAGCTTCAGGTCAAGATGTTAATGAAATAACAGTATTCAACAAAATTCGAGAGAAAGGCCTTCAAGAAGAAGGGGATACTAACAGAATGGCCAGAAAATTCTTTACTGGTGAAATTAAAGAAGACCGACTGAATACTGCTATTAGAATGGATGATCTTAGAAAGAATAGGGGGGATGATTTAGCTAATGCAACAACTGAGCTTAGACGTACACCCGGAAAGACTTCCAAATTATCTAAGGCCGGATTAATAAAGGGTGGGAAAGGTATTCTTGCGTTACTTGCAGGTGTTACTGGAGTATTAGCTATAGCTGGGTTTCTTGAACTCTTATCTGCAGGGCAATTTGGAGAAAAAATAAAACAACTTAAAGAACGATTTACAGAAGGTAAGGCTCTAGAATATTGGGACAACTTTACAAGAAATCTTGGTGAGTTTATCGGTGGACTCCACACGTTTGCACTTCATGTAGGTGATTTCCTTGGTAACACTATGCTTAATGGGCTTGTGGCAATATCTGATACATTTCTGGGATTTGTATCTTTTATTGATGGATTTTTTGGTTTCTTTTCTGCAAAAACACCTGAGGAGATGGGTATAGCATCTGATAAAATGATGAACGGTGTTAAACAAATTCTAATAGGACTAGATGGTAAAGGAGGTATTGTCAATTTCCTTAGTAATTTTGTTCTTGATGCATGGAAGCTTATAAAAAACTTATTTTTTGATTATCTTGTACCGGATGATATTAAAAAGATGATGTCATTCTATGGAGGGAATGAGGTATCAATGGATACTTCTACACAACAGCTAGATAAGAAGTCAGTACCTACAGTAACAACTAATTCGGATACTATGGTTGACCCTCTTTGGGGTACACCAGGACATACAGGTCCGAAATTTATTAAAAGGAACTCTGTATCAGAGAAACAAGCTGAAAATAAAAAATTACTACAAGAAGAATATAACCAAGACAAGGCATCTAGGTCGGATGCGGTTAAAAACTATCAAAATAATATCTCAGACTCTTCAACGAAATTTACATATAATGTTAATGAAAAACCAAAAGCGAAAAGTCGGAATAATAATGATCTTTCATGGCGCACAGCCTCTACACTATGATATAAGGAGTAGATAAATGGAAATATTTAGTAAGTATGATATAGATAATGACGGTAAATTAACTAAAACAGAAGTTGATCGCCGTGAACGTATAATGAACATAGAACTTAAAGAAGAGAAACTTGATTCCCAAAAGAAAATGGCATGGATGTCTATGTTTGGCATGATTGTATTCACTGGTATACTGTTTACACCTTTAGTATCTGTAGAACGTGTCGATGCACTAGGTGATCTACTTGGTCTATTTTACATGGGTCAAGCATCTGTTGTTGGTGCTTATATGGGATTCACTGCGTATATGAATCGATAGGCATAAAAAAGGGGTCAATTAAGACCCCTTTCTATGTAATACTGTAGTTGAACTTTAGTATTACATAATTAACCCTCTTGGGCTAACTTAGCAAAGTATGATAACGTATCATCCGTAGAAGTAGCTGCTGGTGCAGGTGCCTCTTCTGGTGTTGAAGCGGGTGCTGCAACTTCATCCAACTCAACTGATTCTGCTGTATTTCTTGGAACTGTAGTTCCTAATACACGTGCCAATTTAGTCTTCAACTCATCATAGGTTTTATACTGTGAATCACCGTTAAATTCTTCAAGATCGTAAAGAGAATTATAAACTCCTTCTAATTTAACATCATCACCACCTAAGAATTCAGATACATCACCAAACTCAGAACGATCATAATTACGATAACCCTCAACTTTACGAATCTTCAATTTAAAATCAGCACCACCCCAAAAATCAAATGGGTTAACTGGTACATCATCAGGAAACTCAGGTTGCATAGCCTCAGTTAACTTGTCAAAGATTTTCTTACCATATACATACATGAAAGTCTTACCTTCATTAGCAGGATTTGCTGGATCCGATACAATGTAGATATTAGACACATAATGAAGGCGGCGCTTACGTTGGCGAACTAACTCTTTATCCGAATCAAGACCAGAGTTCCATAGAACTGTATTCATCTCTGATAATGGATCTTGTTTACCAATAGAGGTAAGAGAACGCTCAATGTACCACATTCCACCAGGTCCTTGGAATCCATGATCCCAATAGCGAATCCACGGAACCTCTTGACCTTCTGCAGCTGGTAAGAAACGAAATACTGCATACCCATTACCTGACTTATCAACAACAGGTTTCCAGTACTTATCGGAATCCTTATCCCAATCATTATTCTTATTACCAGATGCTGACTCAGCTGCTTTAACTAAACCATCAATCTGTGCTTTTCTGTTCTTTTTCATTGCTGAAAATGACATATTACTCTCCTTTCGTATTTAAATTATATTACAATATGTTGTCAAATTTTAAAGAAGATAAGACGAACTTCTATTTTTATATACTATGTATTATACACTATTTTACTCTAAATGTCAAGTACTAGGTTTTCCATGTGGAATGTGCCACCACCACCTTTCTTTTCTGGGAATTTGATATGAGCTAATTCAGATGATATAATATCATTAATGATACCTAGATCAGTAGTTTTAAACTGATGCTCATCATATTTAACATGAACCTTAGTTCCTATTCCAACTTTCCATTTCTCAAAAAATTCTCGATATATCTCTATACGTTCCTTTTCTCTTGCTATTCTATCTTTATCGTTACTACGCATTCCTGGTATATTCATTTCGTTTACTCGAATGTGTTTAAAACCACATCTTTATATTTATCAATATCCGGAACGTTCATTAAGTCTGAGTATCGTTTTATTCTATGAGCTAATGATTTATATACAGTATAATCCTTATATTCCTTTTCTGACGCCTCAACAAATCCTGTAAGTTTATTTAAGATAACAATAGATTCAAGTGCAGGTGATGTTTCCTTTAAAATAGGAGGTATACTGATCTTTTTACCATATTTAGATTCTCTATGATTCTCTACATCATCTGTATCACATCTCAACCAAACATCTAAACTATTATCAATCTCAGACAATCTAAACATATCCTCTTTGAATGTATATAGTAATGACTCACGAACCTTATTATGTTTATCATAGTTAATTGAGGTCATATCTCCAACCCAATTAACACCTTCTAAGAAGTTATAGGTGTAAAACTCTTTAATATTGTTAGTATGGTGCTTAATAGCATAATTATATTTAAACCTATCCTTACGCTTAATAAAGGCCTTAGGTGATACTGTAGTTTTGAAGTTATACCGAACTGCGTTATAGTTAGAGTCACAATCAAAATGTAACTTGAGAGCCTGATATATCTTAAATGATTCGTACACTGCCTTTGCTGTAAAAGGTGCTCGCTCAGGTTTATTATATGCGAAATTAGTATTCATATAGGTAGTTCATTTCCTTTAGGGATTAGTCTAAGGTTAGCTGCATATGCTTCAAACTTAATTTTTAAGGGTTTTGATAGATATTTTGATACATCTGATGGGTCAATAGAGTACTTTTCACATGTCATCAGAATCGCATCTATTACATCCCCACCATTAGACATGATTAGTTTTTCTGTTGAGTCAGAAAACTGCTTTTGTTTTACTTGTTTTGATTGAAGTGCTGCTTCGATTATATTAGCCATTAGAATACCTTTAAAATGATAGTAGAGTTATTTAGTCTACCTGACCCCTTTGTTCTAACAGTCTTAGCCATGGTAGTGAATCTGATAATCCATTGCCCCTTTCTCATAGAGGTCAGGAGTTTAAGCTGCTTTTCTGGTGTTCTTAAACGTCTTTGCTCTGAAAAATCAAAACCCTTTAATGTACTCCCTCCAACAGTCATTCCATCAAGAGACGTATAATAACTAAGCATCTTAGTTGCTGTATTATATAACCAAACCTCTTTAGAACCTATTAGTTTCTCAGGATCAACAGATTTAAGTTTAAGCTCAGGGAATGCTTTAGCATACTTTACTTTTGAAACAGCTTTAGAAGCAGGTACTACTTTCTTTTTGCGGACTGGTGTTACAGCTACTTTATACTTCTCTAATGAATCAATCATGTTATCAAAAAATTTGATAACCTTGTTCTTTTGTGGTGTAGTATAGGTTGAATAACCTTCTTTCATAATAGGGAGGGTTTTAGACAATACATATTCGTTACGGACATTTGATGCCCACATATTAATCTCTCGAATATAAGATGCTTTAACATTTGAGTCTGCCAAGTATTTCTCAGTATTGAACTTCATCTTAAAATCAGACTCTATAAAGTTCTCAAAAGCATTGTCTAAACCCGTAATATAATCATTAAGTTTAATAGCAGTTCGTTCTTGAATAGAGACAACTTTTTTAACAGTAGGAGGTACAACAACTTTAGTATCTAATCGGGCTACCCAATTATCCATCCATTCTTGAAGTTTTTTATCTCCAAGACCTCTAGTAATCAGACGTGCTATAGCCCCTGCGGTTTGCTGTGAGACAGAAGATGTTAATACCTTATCTGATTTAATCTCTTTAAGGTATGTATTAAGATATTTAACAAGGGTCTTAGAATCAGTCATTACATTATACCAATTCAATACAGATATCAATTCCCCTTGTGTATAATTATTATCTAGTTCAGGCTCAATTAAATCTGTAGCCCACTTAGCTCTTACTTTTGTTTTACTCATAATATAGTTTCCTTAATAATGGCTCCCTGTCGTGGGCTCGAACCACGGACATGATGATTAACAGTCATCTGCTCTACCAACTGAGCTAACAGGGATTATTTAATTTATACATACATTATACTATATTTTACATCAAATGTCAAGTAATGGTTTGATTTCACCACATACTACTTCTTCAGCTGTATACCGAAGTGCTGTAAACTTAGTAACATTCTCTGTTTTAAAGCTCCTCCATCCTTCTGCGTTAGTGTCCCATACGGATATATTAGTATTCTCTTTATCCACTTTACCAGTGCCCTTAGGTCTATTACCTTCCGGAATAGCACCAAGGTCTGTAGTACAGGTCATAATACGCTCATCTCCATTAATCTTAGTGAATGTAACTTCACATAAACCTTGAGACAGCTCATACTTCATTGAATCATAGTGAGTTCTTAATGCTGTTGCTTCTTCCATTTTAGTGACCTCCAGGACCCATTATATACTCATCTGCCATTTCATCAGCAGCTGTATAGAACATATACTGCATAGAATCATACCGAAGTGTACCATACTTTTTAATAAAATCTTCTTTAGATAGATCAATAAACTCTTGACCCATTACTTCTTCTTTTGTCGCCTCACGAACTTTATTCATCTCTACTCTCCTCATATGCATCCATAATAGATACTTCTTCAGTGATCTCATTCGCATCATTTGTACCATCAAATGATATGTGTGTATCAGAATTAAAGTTTACAAATGCCGCTAAATTTTCTACTTCTTTATCAGTCATTCGTCGTTTTCGCTTTTGTTTTAACGCGACTGCAGCTTTAACTTCTTTCTCTTTTAACTTCTTTTTCTCATTATTCTTTTCAGCAATTTCCTTAATTATATCATAACGTTCGTCTACTAATTTACTCATCTTCTTCTCCTTTTGGTACTACTAGTGCCAAGTTATGAACATGATAAGTGGTCATAACTCCATTTGTTAATTTAACTCTAAGTAAATAATCATCTTTATCTTCAAATACCATACCATACTGTTTATAGTAACGATCTGACTTAACATCAACCATAACCAGTTCACCTACTAATGAATCTTCACTCCGTAAATCATTAACATTATAAACAATACCGTCAATCTCAACTGTTTCCTCTTGTCCTCTTTCTTCATACATTTTCCATTCATCATAATCCTCATCCGGTATGATATCGAATTGTATATTATAACCAAAAAATCTAGCAACAAATCTAATAGGTACTCTAATTGAATAAAGTATCATATAAATTATCCACGGAAGATTTTGCATATTCATTTTTCTCCTTTACAATTAACTAACTTTCATATACATTATAACAAATGATGACATCCATGTCAAGAACTCATTTCATTTATTTTTAAATAGTATGATCAATTTCTTCATTTTGCTCTGCATTAACATTAGCATCGAACTTGGTATATAACTCTTTAAACGTATTCTTAGTATCCTCATCGAAACGTGAAATAGCTAAATCAATTGACTTCATACGATCTTCAAAGATAGCATATGTCTGAACAATATGACCTAAACGGCGAGTCGAAATAACATCATCAACACCATCATCATAAAACGTTTTACGGATACCGTCCGCCCATGACACTAACAATTTAGCAAACTCTGAATCAACTTTACCATATGCTTTCATGTGGTTCATTAAGATCTTTTCTTCTGTAACAACAGGGGCAAATGGTTGTTCAATAGTGATAGTAAACCTCTCTAAGAACGCTTCATCAATGATTGTAGCGGCTGAAAACTTACCTGACTCTGAACCCTGACCTTTTGTATTGGCAGTAGCAATAACGTTAAAACCAGGCTTAGGTTCAATCAACTCACCTGTCTTTTTAATAACAATTGGCTTACCTTCTAGAACACCCTGAAGTGCCATAATCTTATTAGAACCGCGGTCAATCTCATCAATTAACAAAATTGCACCAAGTTCCATCGCTTTAACAACAGGACCTTTCTCAAAAACAGTCTCACCTTCAACAAGACGGAAACCACCAATTAAATCATCTTGATCTGTTTCTGGTGAAATCTGAACACGAATGAATTCACGTTTAGCATTAGCAGCTGCTTGTTCAACCATCATCGTCTTACCGTTACCAGAAAGACCAGTAACAAAGATGGGGTAAAAGAACTCTGATTTAATGATCTTTAATACATCTTTATAAGCTCCCCATTTGACAAAATTAGGATCAACTTGAGGGATATATGAAGGAACAAAAGCATCAACAAGAACAGTCTTTCTTACTTCACGGACAATGGTCTTTTCAACAGACGGTACCTCTGTTTGCACTTTCGGTGTTCTAAGAGGAACTATGACACCTGTAATGTCATATGTACCACGATCAACAGCATTTAACATCTTAAACATAGCTCCTGCCAATCCAGTTCCTGTGACAGTCTCAGACGCTTTATTAAGCTCTTTACGAGAATAAACAGTCTTCTCTGGGTTATTAGACAATAAATAGTCAACAACTTTCTCAATCTTTCTCATATTATATAAACCTCTTCAATTAATTAACTTTCACATACATTATAACAAAAATAGACATCCATGTCAAGAACTCATTTCATTTAATTGTAAATTTCTTGTGCCTCTGAACGATAAGCCTTTTCTAATGCAATCACTTCAAGTGCCATTGATTCAACAGCAAGACAGAATGCATCAGGTCTTCTTTGATACAATTTCTTAGAAACTAACTCATCATATGCGGCTGATAAATCTGCTACTGGAATAGGGAATTTCAATTTACGTGCTCTATTACGTTTGATTACTAGTAAAATAATCTCTTTCTTCATATACATATTATATAAACCTCTTCAATTAACTAACTTACACATACATTATAACAAATCTTTATTGTAATGTCAACAACTCATTTCATTTATTTTCAACTAAATTAGTCTTACCCTTAACAACTTTAACAGTATTGTCTTGTAT